CCGAAGGCATGAAGATCGTCTCGCACCGCACCAGCGAAGAGCGCCCCGAGTTCCACATCGCCACCTGCGAAGTGTACGTCCAGTCCACGAAGCGAGTCGAGAAGATGCCGCTCATCTTCCGAGTCGCCGCTGACGAGCGAGGCATCCTGCGCCTGCATGTCCACGTCGCCCAGCTTACCCGCATCATCGGGGCATCCCCTGGCAGCTTCAACGGCTGGCTCCGCGGACGAAGCGGGGACATGCGAAACGTCGGACGGTTCCCCGCAAACGTCATCAAAGAGCTGACCGAGGAAGGGCGCGGCAACAGCGTAGACGCCCAAGGCGTTACCCTTGAACACGCCGTCGTGCTGATGAACCACACCCCGGCCAGAGACAAGAACAAAGTCTTGCCCTACCTGCGCCGCTGGCTCAACGTCGTACAGCAAGGCTACCTCTACCCGAGCTCGGTGCGTGTAGTATCCCCTGACATCGTGGCCGCCGCGCTCAAGCCCTGGGATGCCGAATCCGGTAAAGCGCGGCACGAAGCCGACCTCGCGCAAGAAGCCGCTAAGGTGCTGGCCGAGTGCTCCGAGAAGCTTGCTAAGCTTGCTACGAAAGCACTACAAGACAAGCGCGTGCCGGAGGGAGTCACCATCAGCCTGGCAACCCTGCGCTACGCAGTGCTACGAATCGAACAAAACTACCAAGAGGAGATGAAGAAACAATGACACCCGAACCGAAGAGCTACCACGACGTGAAGATGCTCGCTGGGTGGTACTACGAGAGCGAAGCCGAAAAGGAGAGTGAGAACTAATGGAGTTCATTCTGTGGCTACTGTTCCTCTACTGGATCGCGAACATGTAAGGAGGATACGAAGATGACCACCGAACTGAACCTGAAACCCGGTAGCCTACTATCACTGCGGGTTGCGTCCAGCAGTGGGGGAGAGCTCCACGTACCGGAAGCCCGGATCGCAAGCGTCACCCCGGTGGTGCGCTCCGGTGAACCCCTCCGGTACGAGGTGATGGTGGAAATGCTACCCGCCTTCCGCGGTTACGGCTACGCCACCGACCCGCTGGAATACCGAATCCGCCGTGAAGAGATGCGCGGGGTACCGTGGATGCAGGCCCAACTGCGATACAACGAGGACTCCCTGTCCATCCGGCAGCTTGCCTACCGCTACGCCCGTTCCGGGCAGCCGCATTACGGGCGCACGCCCCTCATTGAGGGGGATAAGAAGACCTACGCGATTCTAAAGATCGTTAGGGTCGCTGAAGAGCGATGCTCCCCGCTACCAGAGTCACGTGTTGTGCTGAATAAGGTCTTCCAGTTCGACGTCGCCCGTGCGCCACGGAGGGCTGAAACGCTCCTCTCCCCCCTCGATGAGCACCACTACCCGGAGGTTCGTAGCACCAGCTACGAAGCGCTCCTCGGGAAGGAGTTTGAAATTCCCGACTGGTACCCGATGCGCGTCGTACTTGTGCTCCCCAAGAGTGCAAGCTGTCCCCTCGGTTGTGTACTAGTCGAGTTCCAGAAGTAACCACGAAGAAAGGAGGCGGGGCTTATGGACCGCCGCATCACCGTAAACCCCGCCGCCGTGTACGACGAGCTGGATAAAATCCATGCGTTCCGAAGTAACGCGGTGAGGCTTCTCGCCCTCCTCAACGAACACCCCGACGAGTCGCTGGCCAAAGCTACCGCCCCGTTCGCCCTAGCCACTGCCGAGTTCCTAGACTCCCTTAACGCACTGGAAGACCTGATGACCGAGGAGTGGGATGGGGACGATGAAGACGACCTAGAAAGGATTGACGAATGACTGAGATCCCCGTATGGATCAAAGCTAATCTGATTTCGTTCGGAGCCGAGCGCCCCGGACTGACCATGCTCACCAAGGAGCCTGGCGACCCGAGCGCGTATCAACTCGCGTTCACTGCCCTGCCCGGCTTATACACCCCCTCATGGCAGGGCAACGAGCCGACGACCTACGGCGCAGACCCCGCCGACTACGGACTGCCCACCCTGTACTCCCCACAGGCGGAGAAGCCAGACTACATCGGATTCGCTAACGCTATCCGACCTGTCGCCAACGACATTATTCTCAACAGCTTCGCCACCACGTTCAGCCGTGCGCTGCTGACCAGCATCGTCAATGTCTACGCTTGGGCGAAGGCATCTCGATACTTCCTCGACGAGGACGAGGCCGCACGAGGACGCAAGGAACTGCGACTGCTCCAGGCGGCAGGTATCAAACTCCCTGACGACCTGGAATGGGGCTCCCGCTCCGTTGTCCGCAACCAAGCGTTTACCAACGCACTCAGCAAGCTCAAGCTCTCCGCCCCGGAGCCCGTGGAAGGCGTGAATGACCTCTACACGGCGACTCTGACGGTGGAAGATACGGAAGGAACCAATGACTAACTCCCCGAACCTCGGTAAGCACGGAAAGCTCTACGACATCCAGGCTATTGCCACCGCCACAGGCTACACCCGCGCGAATATCTATCACGCTCTCAACAGCAAGAACTTTCCGGCACCGGCAGTGACCTACAACCGGGGCAAGGACCTTGGGGAGGGACGACTATGGCGGGAAGAGGACATCCTGGCGTGGGCGGGGCTAACCCTGTCGCAGAAGATGCGAGGCGAAGGCTCTAACGTGCCGGACGTGGCCCACGTCGAGGACTACGCTACCGGCGACGGCTCAGGACTCATCGTCTGCACCATCACCGGAGGCGCTGACGGCTTCCTGAGCGCCGCAAAGTCCGTTGAGTACTCAGTTGGCGGTCTAACCCGTGAAGAAGCCGCTGAGGTGGCTTTGAAGGCCGCGCAGGGGGCATCCCGTGCCGAAGCGTAGCAAGAAACGTACCGGGTGGGGTGCGAAGAGTGGACTCACCTATAAGCAATCCCCACAATGGAGGAAGATTCGACTCGATGTGCTCAAGGCAGCGGGCTTTCAGTGCATGGCGACCAACGCAGTGACCGGACAGCGCTGTACAGCCAAGGCAACCGACGTAGACCACATCAACGGGCCGAGCAACGACCCGAGCAACCTCGCCGCGCTGTGTGGGCACCACCACCGGCGCAAGACCAGCTCTGAGACGGCCCGGAAGAACCGCGAGAGCCTGCAGAGGCTTAGGCGAATGTCGGGACAGACGGTCCGAGGTCTGGGCGGGCGAGAAATCCTCCGCAAGGACGCACCGCTGGGCGCTCGCATCGACTGGAGTAAGTACAAGGCTTCCGGTAAACTAGGAAGCGCTAACGGTAGGGGTACCGAAAGCGACTAGGGAAATAACGGGAGAGCCACCCATGAACAGAAGTTCGAGGGTGGCTTTTCTGTACCCTCGAACCGGGGCTTACTGGCTAACTTCTATATAAACTTTCCGTACGCGCGAGTTTTAGCGTCATTTAGCGCCAAACCCCTAGTCAGAGCGTTTTGACCCTAAAAAATTTTAGCGTCACTTTAGGGTCATTTTAGGGTCAATGACGCTAAAATTAGAGTCAAAGGTGAAGTAGCCCACACAGAAAACAGAGCCTCTGTGACCGACGACACTACACCTAGTGACCACGCTCACATCAGGTAGAAAACCACGTGAGCTACCTCTCCACAAATCCAGATTTTAGCGTCAGTGACGCTAAAGTGACGCTAAAATGACCCTAAAAAAATCTAGGGTCAAAACGCTCTGACTAGGGGTTTGGCGCTAAATGACGCTAAAACTAAAAAAGTTTATATACTTTTCTCGGGAACCGCCGAAAAGGAGTGCCAGAGCATGACCAACACCCCCCTCGAAAAGGACGTCGAGAAGTACCTCGTGAAACAGTGCGCTAAGCGCCATTGGCTGAGCTACAAGTTCCTCTCCTCGGAGACGGGGGTACCCGACCGGATCGTTATCCTACCCGGCGGGGCTGTCTGGTTCCTTGAACTCAAGCGAGCGCGAGGCGGACGCCTCTCCGCCCGACAGAAACACATCATCAGTAAACTCGACACCATCGGCGCGAACGTCGCTGTGCTCTACGGGCATGAAGGCGTGGCGCAGTGGCTCGCAGACCGCGACAGCGAACATTAGACGAAAGGACCGCATCATGACCACCGACCCTATCTTGAAGCTGCGCCCGTATCAGACCGAGGCCGTGGACTTCCTGCACCGCCCCGGCAAGGGCAAGGCTCTCTTCCTCGACATGGGCTTGGGCAAGACCGCAACGTGCCTGAGCGCCCTCACCCGTGACCACCTGCCCGCACTCGTCGTCGCCCCGAAGCGTGTCGCTGAGTTCACGTGGGGGGCTGAGCGAGACATCTGGGCACCGCACCTGTCGATTACCGTCGTGAAGGGCACCCCGCAGAAGCGCGCCGCCGCCCTCGCCGTGGACGCAGACCTGACCATCATCTCCCGCGAGAACCTGGCTGAGGCCGCGCAGAAGGCAGCCTCTGGCTACTTCAAGACTCTCATTATCGACGAGCTATCCGGCTACAAAAACCAAGCGACGCAGCGTTTCAAGGGCGCCTCCATCATCACGCCCTTCGTAGACCACGTATGGGGTCTGACTGGCACCCCCACCCCGAAGGGTCTGCTCGACCTGTACTCCCAGATCAAACTGCTGGACGGTGGTTTGGCTCTAGGTCGCACCTTGACCGCGTACCGCGAGCGCTTCTTCCTTCCGTCCCAGCGCTTCGGAAACTTCACCCAGTGGCTACCCAAGGCAGGGTCGGAGAAGAAGATTTACAAGGCAATCGAGCACCTGGTGCTCTCGCAGGGCACGGAGGGTCGCGTCGAGCTGCCCGAGGTCACCTACGTGACTCACCCGGTACGCATGACGGCGACCGCAGTGAAGGCGTACAAGCGGATGCGCGACGAGATGAGCGTTTGGCTCGCCTCGGAGGGCGAGGAGATTTCCGCTCAGAACGCCGCTGTCGCCTCTAGCAAGCTCTCACAGATCACCAGCGGCTTCTTGTACCATGAAGCCGACATCGACGCTCCAGCGAGCGCTGAGCGCCCGTTCACGGTGCTTCACCGCGCCAAGCTCGACAAGCTGGAGGACCTGGTGGAAGCCGCCAATGGCTCCCCGGTGCTGGTCTTCTACCGCTTCGCCGCTGAATTGCAGATGCTCAAGGCGCACCCGAAGCTTGGTGCGCTGGTGAGCACCGTCAAGGACAAGGATTTCGTAGACCGCTGGAACAACGGCGAGATTCCCATCCTTGCCGCGCACCCCGAGTCCATCGGTCATGGTCTGAACTTGCAGAAGGGCGGCCACATCGCCGTCTGGCTGTCTCTGCCGTGGAGCAGTGAGGCGTGGTTGCAGTCCAATAAGCGCCTTCACCGCAGTGGACAGGAGCACCCTGTGACTATTCACATCCTGGAGGTTCCGAACTCAATTGACGAGCACGTTTACGCACGATTGACGCATAAGGTGGACGCACAGCAGGCTCTCCTGGACTACCTCAAGAAGGAAGACGACGGCCCAAGTGTGTAGAATGGGCACACAAAGGAAAACCCCCGGAGCTATGAACTCCGGGGGCGACATCCAACCACATCAGTGACTCAAAACATATAAGACCACTTTAGGAGCGATTATAACATGTCCGTACTCTCCCCATCAACAACTACGGTGGCCGCAGACATCCGCACCGAGAAGCGGTTCCCCGTAGAGTTCGCACAGGGCACCAGCGCGAACACCACAGCCCTGCAGTACAGCCTTGACGACTTCCTCGACATGCTACGCTCGCCCGGAACGCAGAAGAACGCTCGCTCATACCTGCCCGGCGAGCTGCGCGGGCACCACCGTAGCGGCGACAACGTGATTGGTCGTAGCGTCATCACCCTCGACCTGGACGGAGCCTCCGCAGAGGGCTTCACGGAGCTTCTGAGCTACCTGGATGACGTGGCGGTGCTGTGGCACACGACCTTCTCGCACTCCCCTCAGAAGCCCTCGTACCGGGTGCTCATTCCGCTGGATGGGATGGTCACCCCCGACGTGTACACCCGCATCGTGCGTGAAATCATGCGCGCTGTGCCTCAAGCGGCGATCGACGCGGCGAGCGCCACCCCCAGCCAGATCATGTTCACTCCCGCGGCGAAGGACGAGAGCCTGTACGAGTACGGAAGCGAGCTGAACCGCCCGTTGGCCTCCGGTGCGCTGTTCCAGAGCGCCCCGGACTCCCCCGAGGGCGTTGTATCCCTCGGTCGAGTGCGCAAGAAGGACCCGCTGACGCTCAAGGGCATCGCCGGGGAGTTCTGCAAGCACTACCAAGACCTCGATGAGCTGATTGAGGTCTTCAAGCTCCCCTACGAGCGCGTGGGAAGCCGCTTCCGGTACATTCATGCCGATAAGAGCTCCGCTCCCGGTATGAGTCCACTGCCGGACGCCCCTTTGCTGTATTTTTCCAACCACGGAAGCGACCCGGCGAGCGGTCGAGCACAGAACGCCTTCGATTTAGTCCGAATCCATAAATTCGGAGCCCTAGATGCAGGGTACGAGGGCGCAGTCATCCACTCTCCGTCCTCTCTGGCGATGAAGAATTTCTTGGCCACGCACGAGGGCTTCCGACAGCGCCGGGCAGATGCCGCCTACGACAACGTGGCGCGTCCCGACGCTGCCAGTATCCCGCTGACCGCTTCGGAGGATGTCTCGACCCTCACGCAGGAGCCTGAGCCTGCTCAGGAGTCCGAGGAAGACGAGGAACAGGGCTCTGGTAGCCTCGACTGGACAAGCCAACTCATCCGGCACGAGAAAACCTTGCAGGTCGAAGACCGCATCGAGAATTACGACCTCATCTTCATGAACGACCCCATCTTCAAGTCCCTCTGGTGGAATGTCCGCGGTGATTACGAGGCAATCATGGGTGAAGACTACGACTTGAGGGATGGAAGCCCGCCGCAGGTGAATAATGCGGACGTGAGCGGTCTGAAAGACCATATCGAGCGGCAGTACCAGATCCGGCGAGTCACCCGACAGCGAGTGGACGACCTTCTCGGGCGCGTGCGCCGTGAGCGGCGCATCGACCCGGTGAAAAAGTACCTGCAGAGCCTCACCTGGGACGGCATACCCCGCCTGGAGACGTGCCTACCTGGTGCTGAGGACACCCCGTACAACCGCATGGTCGCCAAGCGTGCCCTGCTCGGCGCGGTAGCCCGTGCGTTCAAGCCCGGATGCAAGGTAGACCAGTCCCTTATCCTCTTCGGCGGGCAGGGTGTCGGTAAGACCACCTGGATTGAACGCATGGCGCGCGGGTACACCGCCAGCCTGGGCGACATTCAGAACAAGGACACGCTCATTTCAGCTTCGCGCTCGTGGATTATGGTGTCAGATGAGGGCCACGCCCTGAACAACGCCGACTTCAACGAGCTCAAGGACTTCTTGACCAGGCAGAGGGACGTGTACCGCTTGCCGTATGACCGTTCGGCTACGGAAGTACCACGCCGATGGGTCGTATGGGGTACCACCAATGATCCGATGATGCTACGAGAGCGTGACGGCAACCGCCGCTTCCTCATTGTCGATGTTCTGGAGCAGATGGACTTCGATAAGTACACCCCTGAGTACGTGGACCAGGTGTGGGCAGAAGCGGTGGCGCTGTACCAGGACGGCGAGCGCCCCGTGCTCTCTCCGGCAGAGGAAGTGCTGGCAGAGCAGGCTCGAAAGTCGCACACGATGGAAGACAACCTCGTGGCGACCATCACCGAGGCGCTGGAGTCCCCGGTGCCTGTGGCGTGGGAGCGTATGTCCCTGCCCGAGCGTATTCAATGGCTCCAGGATGAGAGCATGGGCATGGAGAATAAGTCTGTGCCCACGGCTTCCCGCTCGTTCATCACACCTGCCGCTGTGTGGGTGGAGATTATGCGTAAGGGTCTGCCCGACATGTCTCTGCGCGACCAGAACCGCATCACAGCTGCCCTGGTCAGCCTTACCCGTAAGGGTGTGCTGGTCCAGGAGGAAGGAAGGCAGCGAGTCGGTTGCTACGGCTCGCAGACCGTCTTCCGTGTCACCTACGCTGATTAAGCGTGGGCTATCTCACCAACGCCCGCTTGAAACGGTGGCGGTTCCGGTGCAATACTGGAATCACCCCGCCTCAAGCGGGCTCTACATGAAAGGAAAAGTGAATCATGACTCCCCTCAACTCTGAGGCAAGCGCCGCCGCCATGACGGACGCGGCCACCATCATTATCAAGGAGTTGCAGTCCATCGCTGCCTCCCTGGAGGATTTGACGAAGCGCGTTGAAGCGCTTGAGAACGGCGGCTCTCCCGCACCCACCCGAGAAGTCACCTTTGAGCAGATGCGGGCAGCCGTCCTGGAGCTGCAGGAGCTCGCCGGGGAGCAGGCAAAAGCGCTTGTGCAGACCGTGCTCTCCACTCGCGGCTTCTCCCGCGTCTCAGAGGTTCCGGTAGCAGACCGCGCCGACATCCTGCGCAAGCTGGAGCGCGAGATCGCCAACCGAAAGAACAGCGCGGATGCCTGACGTACACGCCAAGCTGTCCCCCTCCTCCAGCCACCGCTGGCTCAACTGCACGAAGTCCTTCGACCTCATCGAGTCGGCTAAGGTACCCGAGCAGACAGCGGGCCTGGCGGCTGAGGAGGGAACTCTAGCCCACGCTGTGCTGGAGAACCTAATGAAGCAGGCGCTCGGTAAAGTCTCTGCCGCGGAGTTCAAGGCAGAGCGCAAGCGACTCGCAGAAGAGGCCGAGAAGCTGCTGGGTCGCCCCGCAATCTCCGAGATGGAGAATTTCGCCTCCGGGCAGGTCGAGTTCATCCTCGACATTCTCCGAGACGACCCGAACGCACTCGTCATGATTGAACAGCGAGTCTTCGTGACCGAGCAGTGCTTCGGAACCGCCGACGCAATCGTCATTAGCGGCACCACCTTGTACGTTATCGACTACAAGTATGGTGCTGGTATCCCGGTGACCGCCACAGAGAATCCGCAGTTGCTCCTCTACGGAGCAGGCGCCCTGCGCTTCTGGGAGCTGGTGTACGACATCCAGGATGTCGAGCTTCACATCTTCCAGCCGCGCCGTCATAGCCACAGCGATTTTCGCCTCTCTGCGGACGAACTGCGTAGCTGGGTAGACACGAAGGTGCTACCCGCTATACAAGAGATCAATTCTTCCACTGGCTCGTTCTGTCCGCGCGATGAGATTTGCCAGTGGTGCCCCGCCAAGGCGGTGTGCTCAGCCCGAGCAAACGCCATGTGGGGATTCCTCCTACAAGAAGGGATGCTGACCGATGACTAACGCCCCGGTCCTCGCACCAGTAGGCGAGCTGACCGTCGAGCAGCTTGCTATGGTCGCCCTGAACGCCAAGGCGATTAAGAAATGGCTCACCGACGTGGAGGAGCACGTGCTCACCCAGGCGTATGACCACGGAGTACAGTTCCCAGGACTCAAGGTTGTGCGCAACGCTTCTCGACGAACCATCGAGGACCCCGAAGGCTTCCTCCGCGCTCTCGAAGAAGGCGGAGTGAGCACCGACGGGTTGAGCCAGACGATCGTGAAGCTGGAAGCCATCACCAACCTTGAGAAGAAGCTCGGCTCCAAGCTGGAAGACACTCCCGCAAGCGAGTTCGTCACCAAGACCACCGGGAAGCTTGCTCTCGCCCCGGAGAGCGACAAGCGCCCGGCAGAAATCAAGGCAGAGGCAGTAGCTTCGGCCTACGAAAACCTTACTATCTAACCACTGAAAGGAAACCAACCATCATGGCATACAATGCAGTAACCCTCGGCCGCGTCCGCTTCTCCTACGTCAAGCTCAAGGACCCCTCTCGCGTCACCGCTGACGGCAACAAGCGCGAGTTCGTCCCGCAGGCAGTCGTGAACCGTATCCTCGCAGAGGAGGGCGCCAACAGCGAGAAGCTTGAGGGTCTGGAGTACGGTATCCAGCTGATTATCGGCAAGGACGACACGATCCCCAACTCCGATACCCTCATCATGGACGCTCTGGGTGAGAAGGTGAAGCTTGCTGTCGCTGAGGCGGTGGAAGAAAAGCGACTCACCAAGGCGCAGGCAGAGCTGATGAACAAGCACTGGCGTGACAAGTTCGCACTGAGCATCGCCTCCAAGACCCAGCTCAAGACCAAGGTAACCGATAACGACGAGCAGGGTGACGAGCAGACCCCCGCCCACCTGGTGAACACCTACTCCTTCAACGTCAATCCGAAGGCAAAGCGCGGCCCTGTCCCTGTCTTCAAGTGGGGTACCAACCCCTCCACCGGCAAGCCCGGCCCGGTCAAGGCAGATGTCGAAGAGGTTCACTCCGGTGACTACGGCTTCGTTGAACTGGTGCCCTTCGTCTACCGCTTCGCAGGCTCCACCGGACTGACCTTCTTCCTGAACTCGGTCCTCAAGACCCAGGACGGCGAGCGTCTGGACGGTGTACGCGACGCTGGCGCAGCCTTCGAGGGTCTGGGCGACTACATGGATGAGGTCAGCAACGACGGTGCGGAGGCATACTCCTCGGCTGAGTCGATTGACGACGTGCTGTAGACTGTAACTATTCCACACTAACCCCCGGCACGGATTCTACCCACGTGCCGGGGGTTTCCTCTAGGAGACTTCATGGAAACATTGATGTTCATCGACTTTGAAACGTACTCTTCGGTGAACCTGCGCGACTGCGGAGCGTACCCGTACATGGCCTCGCCCGACTTCGCGCCCCTCATCATGACCTACCGCTACGGCGTGGACGGGGAGACGAAGATCGCTCAGGGTGAGGAGCAGATTAAGTGGGCTCTACGTGGGCTGAACGAGCGTGAACACGTCACCTTCGTCGCGCACAACGCTAACTTCGAGCGCCTGGTGCTCTCGCGCATCTTCAACTACGCGCCGGGTACCTTCATCCCCCCGGAGCGCTTCATCGACACTATGGCGATGGGTCGCTCTCTGGGCTTCCCCGGCAGCCTGGCTGACCTGTCCCGCGCTCTGCATGTGGAGGAGAAGGACTCTGCCGGTACCGCTCTGATCGCGATGTTCTGCGTGCCGAGCAAGAAGACCGGGCGCGCGATGACCCCCGAGGAGCGCCCCGAAGAGTGGGCAGCGTTCTGCCGCTACGCCATTCAGGATGTCGATACGATGGTCGAGGTCTACACGGAGCTGACCACCCGATACGGTGGCTTCCCCAAGGGTGAGCGCGAGGTGTGGAACGCCGACCAGCGTATCAACGACCGGGGCATCCTCGTAGATGCGGAGCTGGCGGTTCGGTGTATGGATATCGCCGCCGCGGTTAAGAACTTGCACCTGCAGCGCATGGGCGAGATCTCCGGGCTCGCCAATCCCAACTCCGTCACCCAGGTTTCGTCCTGGGTGGACCGCCGCCTGGTTGAGGCAGGCGTGATGGAGATGCCCAAGGACCCCCCGATAATCCCGGAGGCGGAAGACAGGTTTCTTAAGATGTATAACCTGAAACCCCCGCCGCCCAAGCCCCTGTTCAAGGACACGGGCGAACCACTCTATAGCATGAACAAAGCGTCCGTGGCTTACCTGCTGTCCCGAACTGACTTGCCCCGAGACGTGCGTTCCCTCCTCGAAGAGCGCGCAGCATCCAATGCGGCAAGCGTTGCCAAGTTCAAGGCAATGATGAACCGCCTCGGCGTTGGTAATCGCGTTCGCGGCACCCTCCAGTACTTCGGTGCCCACACCGGGCGCTGGGCTGGGCGTGGTGTTCAGTTGCAGAACCTCCCGAGCGTCACTGCTGGCGACGACGAGAAGACGCAGGAGTTTGTTGATCGCGTGATGAACGAGCCCGCCGAGAATTTCAGCATCTCGGAGCTCAAGCCGCTCATCCGTGGCGCACTCATGGCACCTACAGGGCAGACCCTCACCGTCTGTGACTACAGCGCGATTGAAGCGCGCGTACTGGCATGGCTCGCCGGTGAGGAGTGGGTGCTCGAAGCGTTCCGAGCGGGTCGAGACATCTACATCGAGACTGCCGCCCGAATGTTCCACGTGCCTTACGAGGAAGCGAGGCCCCTGCGCAAGAAGGGTAAGGTTGCAGTCCTCGCCCTGGGCTACGGTGGCGGCATCAATGCGCTCAAGGCGATGGGTGCTGAGGGTACCGACGCTGAACTCGAAGAGATCAAGCAGACGTACCGCGCGGCTAACCCTCGCATCGCTAAGTTCTGGGCTGACATGGACCGCGCGATGCGCAACCGCTCCGGGTGCGTCGGTGAGTACATCACCGTACACCCGAAGCCTAACGGTCTGGTCACAATCAAGCTGCCCAGTGGCCGCGAGCTGCTCTATCATAAGCTCCACTTCCGCACTGTACGCAAGTTCGATAAGGAAGTGGAAGCTCTGCACTTCCTCGACCCCAAGAGCCATCGAGCCGTCATCCCCACCTACGGCGGGCGACTGACTGAGAACGTGACGCAGGCGGTAGCCCGCGACGTTCTGGCGCACGCTCTAGTGAACCTAGACCGAGAGGGCGTGCCGGTCGTCGCGCACGTTCACGATGAGGTCATTGCCGAGGGCGGGGTGACCGTGGAGCGAATGAAGGAGCTGATGGGCGCAGGAGTGGGCAACCCGCTCGCGCCGCCCTGGGCTGAGGGTCTGCCGCTGGCGGCAGAGGGCTACTACTGCGCTCGCTATCGAAAGGAGTGATGATGCGTCACGTCTCTGTTCCAGCCCCGCGAACACCGCCGCCTATCCCCCGCCCCTACCGCTGTGCCGGGTGCCACGTGCCGTGGGAGACAATCAATTCACGGTGTGCAACATGCCTCGACCGTGCGTATCGAGCGGCGGTGGACTTGATCGAAGCCTTAACATGGGATTACGGGTACAACTACTCAGAGCAGCTATCTCTGATTGGGTCCGTAACCAAAAGCATCATTGAGAGAGGAATATTGAATATGGAAGCAGAAGCACCACGCGCTGACCTGGCGGTTGATCCTATCAACCCCAACCACTACGCCCCTATCTTCTTTGTGGACCTGGAGAAACACATCAACAAAATGCCCTACTTCGCGGGCGCGGCGCTCAAGTATTTGTGGCGCGCGCCGAGCAAGAACGGGGTGGAGGACTTGGACAAGGCGCGCAAGTGTCTACAGCTCCACCTACAGTACGCGATGTGGACTCGCGAGCGACCGACTCCGGGCGTTGCCGGGCTCATCGTGGAGATGGACCGCGAGTGGGATAAATACCTTGCGGACGATAACGTTCACGTCCTGCGTAAGGCGCAGATGCGAGCCGTTATGACGGCGGCGAAGTGGCTTGCTGGGTATGATGCTGAGCCGAGCCACGCGATTAGCGAGTACCAGGCCGCCCTTCGCGGGGCATAGCAAAAACCCCCACACCGACAGCTCGGGTGTGGGGGTTTCCTCTACATGAAAGGCACTTAAACTTAAGGAGCCTTCCAGAATAGTATAGCAGAGTGGCTATACCGGCATGATGACGGGTGCTGTACTCTTCGAGTGCTGCCCGTCGCACCTGCGCAGGTGGGGGCTTACGCCCCTGGTACCCACAAGTATAGCAGAGTTGCTACTGCTCGGTGGGCTTCGCGGCAGGTCCCTCAGCGGTGCCCGGGATGCCCTGAACCTCAGTGCCGTGGTCAGACTCCGCAAGCGGGTTGGCCGGAGCGGGAGCCTCCATCAGCGCGGCGACAATAGCTGCCGCCACCTTGTCGAGGTTCGGCTCCTCCGGCGCAGTCTTGACGTTGCGGATAGCCATAATCATACCGCCGATGTTCGGCAGCAGCACCACGAGGAGCGCTACCCACAGGTCCGCCTTGTCGGGGGTGATGATGCCGTAGGCCACCGCCAGAGCGGAGATCGCAGTAATCACGCCGTAGCTGGCTAGGCGCTTGCCTGCGTTCACATCATAGTTCTTGTCCATCGTTTCCTTCCTAGTTGAAGAAGCCCGAGCCCCACGTGGTGCCGGTCTGTCCGTCATCCGGGCCGACCGCCACGAAGCGGCGCTGACCGCTATAGGACACGTAGCTGACCCAGGCGTAGCCGTTCGCCAGCACGTAGCTGTCGTAGCGAATCGGGGTGCCGGGCTGGTACTTCGCGACCGCGGGGCTGTCCGGGTCAAGGTCGCGGCTGACCTCCAGCTCACGGTCCGGGTAGAACACGCCGGTCATCGCCACACGGCGGGGAGCTGCGGGGGCCGCCTGAGCCACGGATGCCGCACGGGGCGCTACACGGGGTGCCGGAGCGGGTTCATTGACCGAGCCGCCAGTGCCGCCTGCGTGTGCCTGTACGCGCTCCATGAAGAAGTCCCACGGGAAGTCGGGGCCGGGGTCGCTGTGGTCAGTCTCGCGGAACACGCGCGCCAAGGCCGCGTGGGTGGTGATGCCCTCTTCGCCGAGCGCCACCTGCTCATCGGACAGCACACGCACAGGGATGCCGTGGCGCTTGCAGATGTCCGCAGTCAGGGCAGCGGTTCGCTCCAGCATAGCGCGGGAGTAGTCGTCAAGCCAGTCGGCGCGGGACTGCGCGGCGCGGCCTGCCATTTCAATCTGGATGCCGTTCATGTTACCCGTCGGGCCGCTGGCCCATGCGTAGTCGCCCTCGTTCACACACTGAACGATGGAGTTGTCGTCCACACAGTAGTGAGCACTTGCCTGCGCGTTCGGGTTGGTGAACCAGCCAGCGCCGATGTTCTCCGCGATGGAGCTGTTCTCGCCAGTCTCCATAGTGTGCAGTACGACCCACTTCGACTTGCGGTCGTAGCTGCCGGAGTTACTAAAGTTAGGCGATACAGCGATGCTGTCCGCCAGGGGGCTATCCTTCTCCAACAGAAGCATTACTCTTCCTCCTTCTCTTTGGTCTTCTTTAAAGCAGGGTGGCCGGGCTGAAAGCTAGTAGTCCACAGCTCACGGCTCACCCATTCCTCCACCTCGCCGGGCAGAGGCGGCGGCGGGGGCGGGGAACCGGCGGCGATATGGGCATCGAGCCGGTTGATGTGCGAGATTGCGATGCTCATCACCCAACGCGCCTTGTCCGCCGTCGAGTGCGCCTCGGCTTCGCGGGCGCGAACCTCGGACTCTAGCGAGCGCCGAGCGTCTGTCTCCTCGCGCAGGTGCTTCTCCAGGTCACCAATACGGCGCTCCAGAGCCTCAATCAGCACCTTATTCGACTCATGCTTGGCCTGCTGCCGACCCGTGATGAACGCGAAAAACGCAGGGATTAGGGTACCGAGGATTACACCCCCGAGTGCCCAGACCTCCGGCGGGAATAAATCGCTCTTCATTACACCTCCGACAACATGTCCGGGGTATTAGAGAACAGGTGCATATGGTGTTTCTTCCTTCTCTTACTGCGGGGTATTATCCTCACGCTGCCATGCGTTATCAAACGCATGGCGGGGGGTAAAGTCCGTGTCGGGTCGCCCCCAGTCAATCGGTGCCCACTCGGTCATATCCCAGGGGAAGTCGTTCACGTCGAAAGCGAGTTTCGGGTCTGCCAGGAAGCGCTCAGCCAGCGCTCCTCGGAGGTCACCTCCCTTACCCCATGGGTCCACGCCGTAGAGAGCCTTCTCGGTCTGTCCGTCTTCCGCGTTAAAAGCGTGGCACCACGAGTTAGTGTCCGTACCCACAAGTCCGTACCGCTGCGCCGCCTTAATCAACAGCTGAGTCAGGGGGTTATACGGTGCCCCGGTCTTGGGGTTGAACTTCGGATCTACATCCGCGCGCACTCGACCCCACTGACCGTGAACAGGGGACTTGTCCTTCTCGGTAATGGGTGACTTACCATCAGTTCCGCTGGCGGGGTAGCTGGGCGGGTTGCCCTTCGCGACCGCACCAAAGGTGAAGGCTAGGGCGTGCTGGATTTCTCCGGCGCGCACTTCGTTAATTCCGATAAAGCCCAAGTTGTTGTGCATACGGGCGACAGCACTCGAACCTGCCTGCAGAGCCGTAGCGTAGTTAGTTTCCGCCAAGTCCTCCAGTCCCGGATTGTTCACGCTGAATCCCATCTCGCCCTTCCACTCCCCGGCTTCGGTACGCTCCACCATAAAGAACTCTCGCATGATGCCCGTACCGAGGTCGTAGACAGCCATACCGCGGTCGCCATTATGCGCGGGGCGCGCATACGGAGGAAGGGGGATGTCGCGGCTGTACACCGCCCGAACCTTCGGGTCCATAGCGGGGAAGCCGCCTCGCGTCTCCATGTTTACTCGCGGGCAGGCGGGGTGCCGGGAGTTCACGACGTACAGTGCAATCGGGGCGGTGCCATAGGCGCTGGTGTTCAGTGACGTGGTGACACCCCACCCAGGCCGACTGCCGTCCCCTTTCAACCCCCACGGGTCCGGCGTGTTCTTCTGCATCCAGGCCGCCATAGCAGCAGAGTTAGGTGCGAGAGGCATCTTAGATACATCACGCTGCCAAATGGTGCCCTTCCCCAGATACTTCCCAGGCATAAAAATGCTCGGGATGACATACGGGTAGGCGTTCTTAGCCCCGACAGGTACCCACTCATCGCCGCTCTTTACGAGCGGCTGGAGCGGCATCTTCATACCGCCCCTATTGATGCTTGCTGACATTCATCCTCCTAGATGGTGGTTGAGGGAGAAGCGTACAGCTTGAAGCTCTTAATCTTCACCGCGTTGCTCTCACCAATAAACAGCTTAGAATACGGGCCGTATTCGCTCTTATCGAGCGGTGAGAAGTCCTGCACAGCGCGCTCACCGGAAGGTGCCGTGATGACCACTCGACCGTCGAGGCAGTCGAAGCGCCACACGCCGATGGGGGATCCAGCATTTATGGTTGAGGGGGTATCACCATCCTGCGTCCGCTCGGTAATCGCAGAGGTACCGTTGGGGTTCATTCGCACCGAGGGGGCTACCTTGCTTGACGAGTTCATAAGCCGCTTCGGCTGACCTAAGACGAGAGTGAACGGAGTAGAAGTGGTAACCTCAGACACCTCAATCTCAAGCGAGACGTTGGGGGTTCCGGTATTAAATACGAGGGACGCCTCAAGGTTCTTGATACCAGTATTGACCGCCGCGCCGTCGGTACCGACCTCCCAGCCGCTAGGCTTCACTACGCCACCAACGTTGGCTTCGCCTAGGCCGTGCTGGCTCCACCGGACCTCCGCAGTACCGCCTGCAGCGTTGTTCCATCGTGCGCCTTCTAGGATCGCATAAGGGTGGCGTCCGGCGCGGTTCTCCTGGGGTACCGGCGGGACCAGAATCTCTCCCGCGCGACCGGCGAAGACGTCCGACGCGACAAGTACTCGGCCCTTGAGGGAACCAAACTGGAAGGGCCAGGAGCCGGGGGCGGCCAACTTGAAGTTATCCGAAGCCTCCGCGGTGACAGCTACCGGGGTGAAAGCATCGCCAGGCACCACGTGCTCACCGGGGCTGGCAGGTTCGCCGTCAATCTTCCACGACAGACCCGCCTGTAGCGGAATGGTGATAGTGCGTCGGCGGTAATTAGGGTTCGGGCGGTACGGCTTGACAGGGGTGGGCTCAGTGAAGGTTCCTTCACGCAGCCATACCACAGGAACACCATACTTAGTCTCCTCAGCGGGGGGCTCCGTCGAGTGCTCGACCCAGAAACCCTGCGCCTTCGCCTGGCGCTCTGCCGTCCAGCCGTCGGCGCCACCAGCGGGGATCAGCTCGCGCACGCCCTCCAGTGCGGCACCAGTCAGGCGGCCCTGCTCATCGACCTGGGGGACGAGGAACTTCTGCTCGGCCATATACATACACCTCTATTCGGGTAATGGTACAATAGATCACGGTCAATGATGTGTTCCCTGTGGAGCATTACCCGGAGCCCTCACGCGATAATCGGTGCGCGTGAGGGCTTCTTTCTTTACCTAGTGTACCGCTAAGACACCTTGAAGAACGCCGGGACGGTGGCCTGAATCTTCACCCCCGCCGTCGCTGCCCCTGAGTGGCGAACTTCGCGGGAGTCTTGCGGAATCCACACGCTACCCTTGCTGGCGAGGCCGCTGACCGCGAACAAGGGCACGGGTGCCTCTGCCTGCAGGTTAGCGATGACCTCACCCTCAGCGAAGTCCTTCGTGCAGGTCATCTCCAGGCGTAGGAAGCCCTGGCCGGTCGTGGGATCAACGGCAACGTAGCTACGCTTTTCCTCCGAGGTGATGCCCGCAACAGGAACAACCGCGTAGGACTTCACCGGAGGCGCCTTAGCTACCTCCTTGGGTCGGGTGGACTTCGTGAACTTATCCACCTGAACGCACACGTTATCGCCAAGCTCGCGCCAGAGGCGCACCGGCTGCTCCGCGCCCGGAGGGTTGGGGATACCCACCGTGGTACAGTGCGCGATGTCCAGGTTGTTCACCCAGCCTTCGACGTAGAATCCCCAACGCGCGCCGCCCTCGGACGGACGAACAAGCGCAGCAGTACAGCTAGTAATGATGCTGTGCCCCGCGCCTTCGTCACAGATGTAGAAGTCAGCCGCCTTGTTCTTCGCGGTAGCGTTAGCCTGTGTGGGGGCATAGCTGGACGACTCACCTCGGCAACCGACCAGAGCGTTATCGCCGTAGCGGAGGATGAAGCCGTGGCCGCCGTTCTCCTGTGCCTCGCACCCAGTGAAGGTACATTTGGTGGCCGCGATGTACCAGCCCGCGCCGTTCTTCTGCGCCGCGCGGTTAGGATTCTTCGGGCCGCCCATCTCCAAATCCGACATGCCACCTTCAAGACAGTACAGCTTCTCCACGGTGGTGTTCGAGTGGGTGTACCAGGAGGTCGAATTGGTGAACTTGGTCTGAGATGTGTAGATCTCAATGCCCGCGTGGTCGCCGCCACCCTGGTTGGAGCCACCGATGTCCGCGCCGAAGAACTTGTTGTCCGCCGCGCCAGCTTCACCCTCGGGGTGACCGGGAGGCTTACCAACAATAAGCCCAGCTTCGGTGGAGTGGCGAACCTTGAGGCCGAAGCACTTCATCGCCTGGTCGTCATTGCCGATAATCGCGATACCGACCTCCATACCCCACACCTCAACAAAGTTTAGGGTGGCTACGCAATCCGGGTCTGCCGGGTTCTTGCCCAGGTCGGTGTTGAAGAGCACACCGTAGACACCTGCAAGGGGTGCCTGAATCTGGGTACCGGAGCGGTGACTGCGAATCATCAGGTCGGTCACTCCGAAGCGGAGCATCGTACCGTCCTGCTTGCGCTTGCGCCACGATCCGGTATGGAACACCCCCACCTTATCCTGCGCCGCCTCGCCGGTGACCGGCTTACGGGGCTGAGCGATAATCTGGGTAGAGTTCATGCCAGCGCCCCGTACCAGCACGAAGCCCTTCAACTCAAGGTACGGGTCTTCCACACGGTACGTACCCGCAGGGAGGTACACCGTACCACCGCCTCGTGCGGCCACCGCATCAATAGCATCCTGAATCGCCTTGCGGCTATCGCGCGAGCCGGTCGGGTCTGCGTTGTACGGGGGAAGAGTCACGTCCACCTGAGAGGGAGACACAGACTGCGATGGAGCGCCTGCAGGGGAGGGTTGGGACGCAAGGACACGACGGGCGATAGCTTCAACCGCCGCGTCGCCGTCACCCTCGAAGCGAGACTGCGCGTTCAGCGTAGCAACACGATAAGTGCTCATCGCTGCATCAACTCCTTAACTTGCTTCTCAAGCGTCGCGATGCGTCGCTCGTAGGGGAGCACGCCCTTGATCCAGGCGCGCACACGGTTCTCCACCCAGGCGCTCGGGGGATTGTCGTAGGGATTCTCCTCCGGCTCATCCTCCGAGCCAGCGCCGACCTTGAAGGTTCGGTCAGTCACGTAAAGGTGACCGATGCCCAGCTCCTCCGCCTTAGCGAAGACATCATCAATGTTCTGTTCAGTGGCGCCGTGGATGATGTGCCAGAAGCGCCACGACGGGAACTGCTTGTAGTGGTCCGGGTGAATGTACTTCGTCGCAGGGTCCAGGTAGCGAGTCGCGTTCGACTCATAAGAGAGCACGACATCGCACGCATCCATCATGCTTGCCGGGGTGTTCGAGCCGGGGTTGATGATAACCAGCGTGTCATGACCGAGCTCCTGCTTGAGATGCTTGTACAAGCGGGTGTACCCAGCGATGATGGTGTCCTGCAGGGACATATCAATCCAGGGCGAGGTCTCGTCCAGGAAGATGTTCACCGGAATGTTGGGGTAGTCCTCCTTCACCGCCCTTGCGGAGCGAATGATGAAGTCCTCCGTGTACGGAGCGATAGCCGACACACCCACGTTGAGGTTCTGCGCCACCTTCTGCCGGTACGACTCAGGGATACCGGGGAACATCGCACCATGTCGCGTCTTGATGTAGAACGCCACACGGCGGGCACCGGCGGCCAGCGCAATCTCACCCTGCTTTGCGAAGTCTGGGTCGGGGCGCTTGCTCAGCCAGTCGCCGCTGGAACGGTTCAGCAGAACGATACCGAGGGTGCTGCTGAACTCCAGGAACTTGGACCACTTGGAAGCCGCGCCGTTGTAAAAGTCCGGCCACGTGTAGGTGACGGGAGAGTAATAGCGCTCGCCGGACTTAAAGCCGAAGTCCTTCTCGCGTGTCTCGAATCGACTGACCTGACGGGTGACTTCGGCTTCAACTCCCGCGCGGGTCAGAATCTCATACTTCGCCACTAGTCGGTGTAGGTAGTAATCTCAAGGACGCCGGGGCTTACCTGGCGAACGGTCGGAGCCTTGGAAGCTGCCGCCAGCTTGGAGGTAATCTTAGTGTCCACCTCCGCCAGAGTCTCGGTCTTCCACTGGGTCTTAGCGGTGGTCAGCGCGGACGCGATAGCTTCGCTCACCTTGGTTTCGGTTGCCACACCAGCGGGCACGGCGGGCAGCTTCGCGATCTCTGCGGCGATGAGGCGGGATACCTCAGCGGAGCTGACACCAGTACCAGTCGCCTTAGCAAGTTCGGAGCGAACGATAGTGGTCACGGCTGCGTTGTCCAGGCCGGGTGCTGGGGCGGGGATAGCGCGGATAGCAGCAGACACCAGCTCATTGACCTTAGCCTCGGTTACGCCGGGGGTGGGTGCGGGGAGCGCCTGGACTGCCGCGCGGATGCGTCGGTCCACTTCCTCTGCAGACACGCCGGGGGTCTGCGCGGGGATAGCGCGGACAGCTGCCTGCGCTGCAGCGGTAGCGAGTCGGGTGACGTCTGCCTCGGTGATGCCGGGGCCTGCCTCCGCGAGCTTCGCGGTGACTACCTCGTTTGCGATAGCACGTACTCGGGCTTCCTCAATGGAGCCTGAGCCACCCTCACCACCGAGGTTGGCTAGTTCCTTGCTGACGACGCGCTTGATGATGTCTTCGGTGGTGTCGGCCACCGAAGAGAGCGCCGGGACGAAAGTAGCAGAGTCGGGCCAGCCGAGCTTCTGTGCGAAGTTGCTCATGGGGTCTCCTTGGAGTCTTACGTGTACACAATAAGCCCTACCCCGAAATCTAGGAGGCCGGGGCAGGGCTTACTCATATTGTACCATCTTAGGGCTTCGGCGGCTTGACCATCACACCGAGAGATGTCTCGCCAACACTCGGTGAATGGGTCACCGAGTACACGATTCCGGTCAGAGTCCCGTCGAACGCGCGGCCCATCTCCGAGCCGTAAGTTCCGTAAATGTTCACCGTGTCTCCGATGGACACCTCGGGTCGGTAGCGGATGACGAGGGATTTAATCTGGAGTCGGGGTCGGAGCACCCAAGGGCCGATAGCGTTACCCGCATACCGCGCGAAGCTGGACCCCATCAACCAGTCCCAGCTACCCACCTGCAGCGTACCGCTGTTCTGAACACTACCCGCAATTGTGCCGGTTTTCTTCGCGCGCTTGAGCTGTCCGCGAGCACGGATGATGGGGAGCCCGTGGATGTCCGCATCAATCTGACTGGGGGCCCCCTGGTTCAGCGCGCTCATTCGCCTCTCCCGGTTAGGCACAGCCTGTAGCGCCCCTTCATTCACCTTCTGCCAGAACCGGCCTCCTCCGGGGTCCGGCGGCGGGTAGCTCCGGGTGTAGGTAGACGTAAGTCGGACGCTCCACGGGTTGATCTTGGTTAGCGTGAAGTCGGTATCCATAGCTGATGAGGATTTCGGCCCATTCTGCAGGGCCCCCTTCTGGTCATACCAATGCATCTGGTACTCGGTGCCACCCCCATAAAAGGAACCTACGCCGCTCTTGAGCCAGAGGTACCCCTGGGTAGACATTTCCTCCACGGTAAAGTCGGGCTCAAGCCAGTCAATCGCCTCATCCGCAGTGAGCATGACTTCGACGGGTTTACCAATGTCCGCAAACCCGCCGCCTTCATAAAGCACCCACCGAGCCTCCTCAAAGGAGCACATCGCCACAGCTGCGTATTCAACTTCGAGGGATGACTTCGCGTCCACGGAGGATTTGGATATGCTGAGGTCCTTCACATCAGACGACACGTTAATCGCGTAGGTGCGCCCGTAGCTGGATCGCTCTAGGTCCTCCAGAGGCACAACAACCGCTACCCCATCGGGTCGAATCCACCAGGTAAGACCGGCGGAGCTGCAGATGTCGTCCAGCACTTCGCCTGCGGGCTTCGCTCGGACTGATGGGAGCACTCCCTGGGTGTGGAGGATGGGGTTAGCAAAGACGCGAGCCTTCGGAGTGAAGCGGTGGTAGTCTTTTACCACCTCCATAAACCGACTCCTGTAGGGTTCATTCATGGGGATACCGGCGACCTGAACGCCCGTGACTCCCATTGCAGCAGACCCTGATGGGTTGTGAATCCACACTTCTACCCAGGTGGGGGTAGCCCCGTAGGGTCCTGAGATCGAGGGGGTATTGAACTTTACCTCATGGACGGTACCGATGCGGATAGTTACCTGGTCGGCAATCTGTTCAATGGTCACCGTGATTTCGCGCTGCCCCTTCCAGCTGTCCAGGTCAAACTCCATAACGACCGACTCAGAAGCTGGGGAGAAGCCCACCCACTCCTGCGCATATGAGGAGCTGTACACCCAAAAATGCCCTGCTTGGTTCCACCGTAGAGCCAGGCCGCGCCGGGTGTCTGTGCAAAACTTCACCTGGTACAGGTTCTCGGGGTTCTTCACTGCGTCCTCGGATCGGACAATCATAAAGGAAGTGAAAGTGTGCCCCCGATGATAGGGGCGGGCGCTAATATCCACGCGCTCCTTACCCTGGGTTACCTGTGCAATACCCTCGGTCATAAACCAAACCCCGTTGTACGTCGCAGCAGACGGAGAGCTGGCCCCATCCTTGCCCGCACGGGACCTCGCCAACTCGCCGGAGAATCCGATGCCATTAACCCCCTCCGATTCCTCGCTGGCCGCCCCAAACCTATGAGGATCCAGGAAAAAGTCGATCGCCTTGGCGCTCGACAGAATCGCCGCATCCCGATCTGCGTTCTGCGAGTAATACGGGTTATCCCACGTGTTCGTGGTGTACGCGCCCTGCAGGGGCAGATCAAGCTGAATCGTCGGGAGCGGGGGAGGTGTCACCGAGTACCCGCCCGCACGGAGCGCGTAGTAGAGGGGCCACCGAAGAGACGGGTTTACACTTCGTGTCTCCCCTGCGTCCCCGATTTGCTCCTTGGTGAACCTATCACTGCGGGCAGCCCAATACCGGGTGTGGTGCGGCGGGCACGGGGACATGGAGATCGGTATGGTGAAGGCATCGACACGCTGGATGAGACGCAGTGACAGATTATCGCCGTCGTATTCAACCTCATCAACCACCAGATTCAGTGGATGCGACCTGGTACCCCCCTCATCGCCGTAGCGCTTAAACAGAGTCAGAGTCACCGCATCCCCCTGTTCGGGGGCGCCCCCCTCAAAAGGCGTCTGCATCACGTAGGTAGGGGAGGCCTTCTTGCGGGCTGTGCACGTCACGGTGAGGGGGGTTCGCCTACCGGGGGAGACCTCCGGGGGCAGCGGCGAGAACTCATGCGTCACCACAACATCCGAAACCGGGAGGAAAATGCCCTTCCACTCAAGAGCCTCAGACGTAATCGTATGAGAGATTTGGCTCACGGAGCCACCTCCTTCAATGTATAGGAGACATCATATAGCTTCGCCTTGGTGCTGGGCGCCTCGGTGAAACTGAGATCAGAAATTTGGAACGTTCCGCCCATGCGCGGCGAGGGCGGGGGCTCGTGGGTGCCGATCCACAGCTGCATCGGGGAGAAGGACACTAGCGATGCATCATAGAAGTCACGCACTACGGCGACGGTATCCGGGATGGTAAACTCCGCCGAGGTCCTCACCCCCCAGGTTCCGCTGGCCTCAATGAAGGGGGAGGTCCACACCTTATTGCCGGAGCTATCAAACCCGATTAGCCCTACCGCCCTCAGAATACTGCCTCCCGACGATCGGGTTCCCGCTCGGAACCTGTACGTGGCCCCGGTCGGGACTGACGCCTCGCGCCCGTATATATTCGCGCTCTTGGTTCTGATGGAATCCATGACGAAGGGGCCGTAGGTAGCGGTGCCGGTATAGGCGATATCGCTCAGTGAGCGGGCGAAGCCACTCAGATTCGACTCGTGGTGTACCAGCAGGTGGTGGTTACCTGTCCGGACATCGCTCCAGTCGAACCACGGGGGAAGAACGTTGGTGCGGCGCGCCAGGGGGGAGATGACATATATCGGGTCACGCTGTACACTCTCCAGTCCCAGCACCGTGGCAACATACTTCCAGGGCATACGAAGGGATACCGACAAGTTGCGGGGTGCGTCCCCGCGGTACGAGATACTGCGCACTCCTCGGGCTGAGGTGAACGTGTTAAACCGCGCGCCCTCGTAGGAGTGCGTGATCGTCTCGCCGAAGGCGATAGGGAGGACCCTACCATTCAACACCGCTACCGTGGCGTCGTACAACAAACCATCCAGCCCGCTAAGAAGCGGAATATTGGTGTCCATCGTGAAGGCCACCCCTATCTCCTTTCGTCCTTACCAGCTAGAGCGGCTGGCTCGCATCGCGGACTCGCTGTAGCCGAGCACCGCGCGTCCGGTATCCTTTGCCATCCTCAATTCTACACCGCTGGACAGGGCGCTAATCAGCGCAGTCTCCAGGCTGCCGGTCAAGCTACCCGACAGGCGCACGTCGCCGCGCGCATCGAAGCCCAGGTCCATGTTCTGCGTGCTGATCGCAGGGGCGATGTCGAAGTCGATGTCGCTCTTGATCTCCTCCATCATGGTACTGATGCTGTCCGACAGGAAGTCCTGCTGAGACAAGATGCCCTTACCCCAGTCGTGCATCATCTTACTACCCGAGGTGTCGAGGTATCCACCGGGGGCGCTTCGCGAGAACGGACCACGCTTAGCCGGGGAGAACGGGAACAGGCTACGCAGCCACTTGAGCGAGTCAAGAGTCCACTGCTTAACATTCTTAAAGGCGTCCACAATGCCCTTGCCGAAGCTGGTGATGAGGTTATGCCCTGAATTAAACAGGTTCAGGCGCTTGAAGACGTCCATAATCATTCCCGGCACCTTGGCCAGTTGCCCGGGGATTCCCTTGATAAAGTCCCACACCATGCCGGGGACCTTACGCGCAAACCCCAGGATACGGCCCGCCGTAGTGCTGAGCCAGAGCAGGATCGCGCGAATGATTCCGCCGACAAAGTTGAAGATTGCGTCGAACACGTCGAAGAAGGCGTTCTTCAAGTGCTCCAGAGCTCCGGTGAAGTCCCCCCGCAGTAGGGCAGCGATAGCCTTGAAGATCTCACCGATAGCGCCGAAGACACTGCCGACGACCTGGAAGATGTGCTCGAAGAGTCGCGAAGCGTTGTCGATAATAGCCTCCAGAATGGGGCCGAACACCGCTACGATGACGTTTGCGACCGGGGCCAGAATGGGGGCTATCGCGTCAGCCAAGTCCGAGATGCCCTCCATGAAGGTCTGGATACCGTCACCCACCTTCTTAAAGGCGTTCTGAATGTGTCCCCACGCCTCCTCGATAGCGGGCTTCAAGTGATCGTTGAAGAACTTGATGAAGGGCGCGGCGGCCTCTTCGAGGTGCCCGCCGATGGACTCGATGTTCTTACGGAACTCTTCTGAGCGGTCCCAGGTGTACTTGAACGCGAATGCCAAAGCTAACACTGCCGCCACCGCGATAGCGATGGGTGCCGCTGCGGAGGCCACCGCCGCACCCACAGCTTCCAGCGCGCCACCGGCGGAGAACGCGCCGATCACCGTGCCGACGCCGCTGAACAGGCCCGTGATGGTCCCAATCGCGCCCGCGATGCCACCGATAGCGGGTCCGATGACCGCTAGGATGCCGCCAAGAGCCACCGCAACGATGCCCAGCGTTGCCGCCAACTCCGGGTTCTTCTCCACCCAATCCGAGAACTTCTTGACGATCGGCTCCACCACATCACCAATCCCCTTGATAGCATCCTTCAGCCAGGTCCCCAGCACAGGAATGACTGCTTCCGCAGCACGCTTGAGATCCTGGAAGATAGGGGACAGTTCTTCAAGCACCGTGCCGAAGATAGGGAAGAACTCCTTCGCCATAGTGCCAACCACCGATGAGATGGAACCGAGCACCGAACCGAGGGCGGAGCCGTGCGGAGCCAGTTGTTCCATGCCCGTCTTCACGTCCTCGACCGCCTGAACAAACTCATCCGAGAAGCGGGTATCGGAGAAGGCCCGGGTTATAAAATCCACGAAGGCATTGACGATGCCCGAAATACTCCTCATAACCGTAGCCACCTTATCAGCGGTGCGGCTGAGAGCATCCCAAATAATCTCGAAGCTCTTGCCGAGCTCGAACATTGCATCGTTAGCGCCCTTGAACAGGGTGGTCAGGATCCACTGGGACTGCACGGTTTCCAAGCGCTCATGGAGACGACCCAGCGCATCTGCGAAGTCGCCCAGCGTAGCGCCGCCAGCTGCCGTCGCCGCCTTGGAGATAGCATCCAAGATATTCCACGTCTCGACGGCGACACGCCACAAGTCCTTCATCGCCTGGACACCCTTGTCGATCGCGGAGGTGATATCCGCTGTCTTGGTCCAGTCGTTGAACTTATTCGCCATGTCGGTGAACCAGTCACCGAAGCGCGGGAAGTAGGATACGCCAATCTCCACGAAGCGCAGCAGACCCTCGGTCAAAGGTGCCATGGCACGAGACATCGACTCCACGCCCTTAGTCATGGAGTCGAAAATGCGGTCCATGCCGCCCTGCGAGGCGTAGCGCTCCGCACCCTCAATCGCCTTGACGAAGAAATTACCCATCGCCTCGGACATGTTGAGGAAGCCACGCTCCCACGCCGGGAACAGGTTGTTGATGAGGCGACGCATCGGGGTTTCAAAGGCGTCCCAGAACTTATTGGCCGCGCGAGCGTTCAGGTCCTTGAAGCGGTCATTGACGTCCTTCATCCTCTCGTCCCACTTCTTGAGCGCGTTCACCGTAGCCCAAGTAGCCACGCCGAACGAGGCCACCAGACCGGGGACAGCGTAGAGCGCAGGAATCATGGTGACGAGGGAGCGACCCAGCGCGAAGACGTGCGAGGTCAAGGACGTGAAGCCCGCCGTCAGCGTAGAGATAACCGAAGCCAGCTTGACCAGCTCACCGAGGTTCTTATCCATGTCCTTGATGAAGTCCGTAAACTTCTTCGTGAAGTCGAACGCGGCACGCGCACCGGACAGCGACGCGAGCGCCGTTGCCACCTTAACGAAGGCGGCCTTGTTCAACTCGGGCGAAATGAGCACGTGCCGGGGGCGGGTCAGAGATGCCATCTTCATACGGGCGCGGCCCGTATCCGCGTCCGCATTAACCGTGACTTCCCTATCTTCCGTCAGGTGGCTCAGCTGCTCCTTAGCCGCCGTGTCGTCAAGGTCTACCTCAGCCGGAATCTCGATAGGCTCACCCCTGTTGTCCCCGCGCAGTCGGTCGAGTAGACCCTTGCCGATGTTCACCGGCGAGTTCAAGACCTTCTGCGCGGAATTGAGGGAGTCCATCTGCTCTCGCGCCTCGCGGAGGCGGTCACGCAAGTTGGCGAAGGCACCCTCCAGGCGGTCTACGCCCTCAACATCGCCAGACTGTACCGCCTTGTTGAGCTCCGACGAGATCTTCGCGCGCTCCTCCTTGAGTTCCTTGATGTGCGAAGTCAGCTTCGCCAAGGACTCGGAGAAGTCTCCGAAGTCTACCTGAGTCTGCGGGAACGCATCGAGAGGAGAGGACGGGCGCTCGCTAGGCGCGACCTTACGGTTGCGCTCGCGATCCGTCTCGGAGAGAGCCTGCCCGAAGAGCTTCTGATTCTTGAGGTTCTGCTCAATCTGGCGGCCCACGGCCTCCATCGACTCGCGCAGACCACGCGCCATGTCGATGTTGCCCAGTCGCTCCGCCTGGTCAGCCAGGTCTGCGAAGCGGCGGCGTGCCTCATCGAGCAGAGCGTTGTTCTGCTGCAGGGAGCGCACACCCATCAGCGGCGAGGAGCCGTCCTCCACCGCCGGGTCCTTCTTGGAGATGCCGTTACGACGAGCATCACGCATCGCCTTGTCCATCGCCTGCAGATTCTTACGAGCCAGGTTCGCCTGTCGCGCGAGCTCCTGCAAGCGCGCGTTCATCTGGTCGAAGGCTTCCGTGCCGCGTGCCGCGTCGAAGGAGGCAGAGTTCGCGATCTTGCGAATCAGGGTACGGTTCTGCTTCTCGAAGTCCTGCAGGCGCTTTCGATAATCCTGCAGGCGCTCATCAGCGCGTCGGAACAGGTCGTCGTCGCTGAAATCCACGAGGTCGGACAGCTTGAAGTCCGGCTTATCGTGGTTGGAGATACCCTTCTCGAAGGCGTCGAAGAAGCGGTTGGTAACGTCCTCCGCGTCATCGTCATCGAACTGTCCCGAGGTGATCCAGTGAATCTTTTCCACCGTCGCATCGGCAATACGGCGCATACGCTGGGAGATACGCTCGGACAGGGACAGCGACTTGTCCGCGCTATCCTTTGCCTTCTTGTTGAAGGCATCAAGAACCTTGCCGGAGCGCTCGAAGGACTCGTCGTCCACGTTCGAGCGAGTAATCCAGTTCTTCATACGCTCGAACGCCTCGCGGGCGCGTTCGGAGACGCGCGAGTAGAAATCGCTGAACGACTGCGCACCCTTGCTCAGGGCGTTACGCAGGGAAGACAGCGGCCCCTCTGCAGAGCGAACCTGGTCAATGAAGGAACGGATAGAGGTCACCGAGCGGGTGATGGTGTCGCGCAGTCCCCCGGTGCGAACCTTGCCGGTGTCTACGGAATGGCTAGAGGAATCCTCCCCGTCCGACGAGCTAATCCCCGAACGGCGCTCGTGGCGCTCACGGAAGAACTCGCGCAGCTTCTTCGTCTCGGTGCGGGCATACGAGATCTTGCGCAGGAACTCGTCAATATCCTTATCCTTGCGCAGGAAGGTCAGCGACTTCTGCCAGGCCTCACTCCACGACCGGGGGATGCGCTCAGACTCCTTGAACTTCTGGCGCAGTCGCTCGAACTCATCCCCGAAGCGCTGGCTCCACGGGCGGTGGTCGTCCTTACCGGCGTCCACCAGCTTGTCGTACTTCTCCACCGTCTCCTGGATACGGATACGCAGGGGCTTGCGCTCCTTGGTCGCCTTCTTGAGGCGCTTCTCCAGGTGGTCGAAGTCAGCTTCCAAGGGCAGCTTGATTGAACGGTTGCGGGTGCTTTCGTTCAGGCTCTTCTCTAGGTCGCGGGAGTCCGCCTCGGTCTTGACCTTCACGCCGCGGTCGCGGGTGCTTCGGCGCAGACTGCGCTCCAGGTCATCAGAGTCGCCCTCCATGTGAACACGCACGCCTCGGTCGCGGGTGCCTTCGTCCAGGCTCTTCTGCAGGTCGGCGGGGTCTGCCTTCACGTGGACAGTCGAGGTGCGGTCCTCTGCCGCCTCGTCCAGCTTGCGCTTGGCCTCCGACGTATCGGCATCCACCTGAATCTTTGCGGTACCGCCCAGCCCGGACAGCTGAGCCTTGATGCGCTGTAGCGCCTGCTTGTTCAGCACCGGGGTTACCTCGATGCGCATCAGCTTCTCAGCATCGCGCTTGGCCTTCATTAGCTCGGGCCGGAGCTTGCGGTTGAATCCCGAGGCATCGGGCAGGACACGGATGTGTACCTTACCGGCCTCAAAACTTCCGAGAGCCATGTATCCTCCTTACTCTCATACACAGACGAGCCCGCCTGCCAACCGGAGAGGTTAGGCCGCGGGCTCGTCATCTTCTTCCTCGCCTCCGTAGTATAGCCTGAGCAAATCGGTAGGCGTAGGTTTGCGCTTCTTCGTGACTAGCTTATCCGGCGTGGGAATCTCGTCCCGCTCCATCTGGCGGGCACCCTTGGGCGAGTTAGCCGAGAAGTACATTGCCTGGAACGACATCAGCCGCTCCAGAATCCAAGTTAGGCGCTGCTCCGTGAGGCCGTAGCCGAATAGTGCGTCGTATTGCGCACGCTCCTTCTCGGCTTCCGTCCTCAAATCCGGGGGTTCCGGCATATCACGCTCGTCCTGCAGAACCTCGAATCGCACCTCGTGCCGGAACATCGAGCGGGGCTCGAAGGTCAGGCGCTTGAGGAGCGCTCCACCTATGTAGGCGGGCAGACGCATTGCTTCTTCCTCTAGGTTGATACCGTAGAGGACAAGGAAATCAGCAGCGAGGCTCGGTTCCCGTCGCGCGAGGCGAAGAAGCTTTAGTCGTTTCCCATTTCTGCGAAGTAGGCCATGAGCAGGTCGAGAACTTCGTTGTTGTTCTTTGCGACAGCGAAGGACTCCCAATCTGCCAGGCGCTCAGCCGAGATGAACTTCGAGGCGTTCTCATCCAGGAAGTCTGCCAGGGCAAACATCTGTGCCGACTGAGTGTCATGCTCCAGCACAACAGAGAACGCGCCGTAGAGTCGGAAGCTGTCGCTAGTCTTTAGCTTCTCCAGCGGAATCAGCAGGTCGTGGCCGGGCAGTTCGAGGTAGCTCTTAGGCTCCTCAGCGGGTGCCGGGGTGTTCTCGGCAGCAGCGGCGAGCGCGATAGCATCTGCCTGCTCGGGGGTGTGAAGCTCCGCCAGCTGGTCAGCGTAGACGGGGGGAAGCGAGGGGTTGATCTCAGTCAAGGATCCGTCCTTTCATGTACATAGAAAATGGGAGCAGAGACGAATCTCTGCTCCCATTATTATAGCGTCTCTTGCCCGTAGAGGCGCTACGTATTAGCCGCCCGGTACCGGCGATACCGGAGATACGGGGTCGCCGCCCTCCAGTGCCACAACCGCGTTTGCGGTCACCGCAGAAGCGGAAGGCTTGATAAGGAATCCTTCGTGCGAGCCGCCGGGGGTGAACACCTTGGTAATCTCCTTGAGGTGTTCAGTAGTGGGCTGTAGCATCTTGCCGGTGAAGTTCAGAGCCATCAGCGACTCCATCGAGACATCCGCAAGAGTACCACCACTGACCTTGACACGGGGCCAGTACAGGCCGACGTTCTTACCGCCGCCGGAGTAGATAATCAGAACCGGGAGCTCAAGCGAGTTGTCGCCCGAGCTGATGCCCTGAATAATCTGGGTGTTGGTGCCAGAGCCCTTAACATGCTGGGACTCGTCCTTGCCGCCGCCGAACGCGATCTTGAGGGTGTTCTTGTTGAGGGAGTGAACGGTGAACGCGATGGAGAAGGACTTACCGGAAGTCAGCGACTCCACGTTCTTCATCTCCGCGGTGTCCAGGACAGTCTCTTCGCCGCCGTCGGTAGTGACTGACGGGAGGCTTTCTCGCGAAGTCAGACCGATGGGGACGAAGCCAGTCGGATAGGTCGTAGCATCCTCAAACTTGAAGTTGCTGATGTCCGGGAACGGGGTTGCCGGACCCTTAGTGCCAACCAGAACGGTTGCCCAGTTCACGCCGACTACATCAGCCGGGTCGTAGTTCTTATGACGAGCCACAAGAAATCCTTTCTAATTAGTGTTTTAGCCAAGCCCAAAAAGCTCATCGAAGGTGTGCAGGAACTTCACAGAGAATGAGCAGTCTACCTGCGCTCCGATGGTCGCCTTAATGGACGTGACCTTGAAGTTCTCCACGGGCGCCTGCCACAGGGAGAAAGACCATCCGGTGAGGCCGCCAGCGGTTACCTGGTCCTTGACAGCCTGCCGCACCGCGCCGATAGCGCGGGATGCGTGCTGCGTCGCCTCGAATGAAGTCGGCGCGTACACGCGCAGTCGGAAGCTTCGGCGGGAGATACTGAGCGTATCCTCCGCGTCCACCTCATCGAAGGAGGACATCATCTCGTGCTGCTGGATGTACCATTCGGGAAGCTCCCCCGAGCCGACGTCTTTGATGACGTGGCCGGGGAACGCTCGTTCGAGCACGGTATGAAGCCACACCGCCGAGTTTGCAGGTTCCATCACTTGCCCTTTCGCAGAACGTTGTGACGGAAGCCAGTGCCCTTGTTGATCTCGCGGCGTGCATCGCGCTTGTCCCAATCTGCCGGTCGCAGTGCAGGACGGGGACGGCGAAGCTTCTTCATTCCTACCACCTTTGCGGCCGCGCCGGTCAGGAAGAAGTGACCGCGCTGCAGCTCCGTAACCTCCTGCTCGCGTCCGTCCGAGAAGTGAATAACGTCCTTGCCGATACCCAGCTCCACGATGTGTGCCGCGTAGTGGTCATTGACCACCAGTCGGTCGTACACCGGGTACTGCTTGTGGCGACCCTTGCCGGTATAGCGGTCAGTCTTCACCTTGAAGTGATCGACATACGAGTCCCCGATGCTCTTTCGATACGGCATCGCCGCGCGACGCGCTTCGCGTCGGATGTCGTCAGCCACGTCATCTAGGATGGTGGTCTGGATGGACAACCGGCTACTGATGTGCCGGGCGTTGGAGTCGTACAGCTCGATTCCGTCTCGTCGTGCCATTAGACCTTTCCTTCCAGGAACTTACGGTGAATATCATTGCCGCGATACAAAGAAACCTTATCGTGCTGGGTGTGTCGCCCCATACGGAACAGAACCTCGCGCGCGTTGATCTGGTAGACCAACGGCGGCCCGCCCGTTGGGGTTCGCACCCCAAGCACAGTGGTGTACTGGTTGGGATCGAACACCACCAGCGCGTCGATGGGGAAACCCTCGCGCAACTCCTCGGGGAGGGACTGCCGCGCCTTATCCCACGTGCCGGGTGGGGTCGTAATAACCGCCGTAGTCGCCAACGTTTCGCCATAATACTCATCACGGGTCGAGGCGGTACGGTTCAAGTTATCACTAGCAAGCGGCTGAACATTGCCCCGGATAAGCAACGGCTCGTCCGACCAGCCAATGCCGCCACCGCCATCAGGCATCATCTTCTTGATTGCCGGGTACACCTTCACCACATGCCGGGGATTGGTAACCAGGCTCATCAGCACCACCCACCAGAGAAACCCCACCCAGAAGCGTAAGGCTCCGAGAGGGTGGTGCGGATGGTACCGAAGGCGGTACACCCGTCGATGCTGTTGCACTTGAGCGCCTTGAGCTCCAAGTCGGTGAACCATAGGTTCGCGCTCGACCACAGCGGGTCGCGCTCGTAGGCGTAGCTGGACTCTTCCTCCTTGCGGTACCCGGACATATCGTTTCGCATGAAACGACTGACAGAGTTGATGACCGCAGTTTTGATGTTCAGCTCATCGACTTCGCTCAGCGGTGCGTCGGATGCAAGCAAGCGGTCCACGCGAGGGCAGACTCCGCGGAGGGTTGCGATAGCGGCCTTGATCTTTCCCTCGATAAGGTCGAGGGAACGAGCCAACGGCAAGTCGCCCAGCTCTAGCTCAACTTCTTCTCGGGTGATGACCAAATTAGCCACTACGCCTCCTCTACGGGTTCCTTCTTGGTACGCGGCTTTCGCGACCTTGCCGGAGCGGTGATGTCCCCCTCAATAGCACCGGGGTTGGTGATGAGGGGGACCAGCTCGGCAGGGATCTCTTCGCCAGCCAGGATGAACCGACCAGCGATGTACAGGGTATCCGCTGCCTTAGCCACTAGAGAACCTTAGCGGTGAAGGCCAGGTTCGGGTTGTGGAGCGCGGGCATAGCCAGTGCGTCCGAGACAACCTCAGTGACAACGGGGATGGTGTTGTTACGACGCATACCAGTGAAGATGCCTGCGCCCTCTGCAGGGTTCCAACCCAGAGCCAGCGAGGTAGCGGTGGGACCCCAGAAGGTCGCGCCCATATCGGTAGAGCCTTCAGACGGAAGCATGTAAATGCGATCCTCGTCAAGCACTCGCACGTCCACACCCTCCGGGTTACGAACGATGCGGTCGTACACAACGACGGTGGGAAGACCAACTACGTTGAGAACCTGGTTCACAGCATCCATACCAATGATGATGCCAGCCAGCGCAGTAGCGTTGGTACCGTAGATCATCTTGAAGATCTGGTTGTTGCGCAGCAGCAGGTCACGAATCTTCTTAGAGATGACCAGGGTACCCGGCTCGGTGAAGTTCACCAGGCGGTATGCCTCCACGAAATCGCGCAGGTGGTCAAGCACCGGCGCGTTCGGGTCGCTCCACAGCTGGGTAGCGGTGACGGACATACGCGCGTCGCGGCCCCAATCGTCCTCAAGAATCTGGCCGCCGGGGTAAATCAGCGGGGTCTTGCCGGTGGTCAGCGCGCGACCACGCTGCCACTCCAGGGTAGCGTCAATAGCCTTGAAGGTTGCCACAGCCGCGTCCGCGATGTAGTTCTCCGCGAAGGGGGACGTACCCAGACCAGCCGCGAGCAGCTGGGCTTCGGAGATAGGCACCGCGTGGGACAGGTTCGGCAGGTCGAACGACATCTTGCGTGCCGCCACGGAGGAACCGCGGGTAGTCTCAGCGTCCAGCGCACGGTTCAGCGCCATACCCTGTCGGGAGGGAGCCAGCGCAGACAGAGATACAGAGTCAGAAGGTACCTGAATCTCCGGCAGGTAGGAGGTCAGGTGGCCGTTCTTACGCTCAGCCTCCAGGTACTCGCCTGCGAAGTCGCGCACCGCGAGGGTCAGCTCGCGGGGGGTTACGGCGTCATGCCACAGCTCAGCCATTAGTTGTCAGCCTCCTTGTACAGGTAAATCAGCGGGGTCTTCTTGGTCTTATCCACTTCGAGAACCTTCTCCTCGCCGCCGACAATAACCTTGGGCAGGCGGTGGTGGTAGACAGCGCCGTGAACCAGGACAGCGACTTCCTGCTTACCAGTGCCAGGCTTAGCGCTCTGATCCCAGATGACCAGTGCATCGGGAGTCTCGTTCGCTGCGGTGATGGGGGTGATATTACCGCGTGCATCGAAGAGCACAGGGTAACCCGAGGGGATGCACTTGTACTTGGCGATCACCTCAGTAAAGTTTGCGGGATCGTAAATCGCGGTCTGGCCGTGGTCGCGTGCCTTGCCTTCCAGCAGCCAGCTCGGACCAGACATGCGGTAATCCACACGCTTGATGCGGGGCATGTTTGCCTCTTTCTATTTGAGATTCTTCTGCTTCATAACACCCGCAAGATGCTTAGCAGAGGCGACCTCATCCTTAGTGGAGGGGGTCGCACCCTGCGAGAAGTTCTGCGGGAGTCCAGGAGAAACAGGAGCGGGAGTAGCGGCAGCAGGCACCAGACCGGAGATGTAGGCGTTCAGCTTCCCCGAATCCCACGAACCGTCCTCGGCGCGGAAGGCTTCTCGGTTGAGTCCTTCCTTGAGCCCTGCCAGATGCAATGCACCCGACGACTGAATAGCCTGGTTGAAGAGGTTGTCGAACTCCTTCTCGGCCACGTCAGCCTCTAGCGACGCGACCTTCGCCTGCAATGCTGCCAGCTGGTCAGTCGCGTCTGTGCTTGCACTCTGTGCTGCTAGTGCGTCTTCCAATTCCTTCACCTTTCGTGCCGAGTCCTTAGCGCGCTGCTCCCAGGTCCGGGAGTGATGCTTCCAATCCGTGCCACCCTTGGGTGCGTCTTCTTCCTTGCCGAGCTGTTCTCCGACCTGGGAGATGTCTACCGCCTTGGGCTCCGGTTCGATAGTGAAGTTTGCTTCGTTCTCCATGATTACCTTTCCGGTGTGCTCCCCGTTCCGGGGTTCTGGTCAAGCCAGCGGTCGATGACCTCGTGAACTTCCTGGGAGTCCCCACGCCCTCTTGCTCGGGAATGAAGAATCTCCCCCGGCGCACGCAACTCTACCACCCGCGCCACGTGATGCCTGCGAATGTAGAGCTCCCGGTCCGCCGGGTTCGTGAGGGTTCGGACCACCCACACATCCTGAGTGAGGGTGTGCATCCGGTTCTCAAACGCTGTACGGAGCCGCGCCGCCAACTTTTCGTCTCCGCGCGCAAACTCCTTGATTTTGTCCAAGTCTATGATAACATCGCCAGGCTTCGCGTGATACCGCACATAGGTACTCTTTCCCGAAGCCGGGGCGCCCGTGACTAGAGTAATCATCCTGCCATCTTCTCCCAGTACTCCAGCGTCTTCTCCAGGTTGCTCTTGCGCGACCGGGACGCGGAGCCTCGGCGTGACTCCCACCCCTCAAGCTCACTGCGCGACTTGTTCAGACGGCGCACCATACGCTCCGGGTCGGACACCCGCGAGTAGCGCTGTGCATCCTCCTCGGGCAGGGCGAACTTCTCGTCCCTCGGGGACAGACCCGAAGCCGTGGAGCGGTCGTGCTTGCGCAGCACCGACCCCCACTCACCCGAGACGTACTCCTTGATTCGTGTGTTCGATAGGTCGCTCGCTCCGGTGGAGCCTGCGATGCGGTAGATAGCGTCCAAGTCCTCGCGGTTCAGGTGCAAGCCGGGGTCGTGCTCCTCGGTGATGGGCAGAACCTCGCACTGGCACCCTGTGTGCAGTGGGTACAGCTCGCCGGTGGAATAGACACGGTTCGCCGCCACCAGGCACAGACCGCAGGTACCCGTCTTGGAACGCTCCGGGTGGATGATGCGGCGATAGCCGATAACCCCCTGCGGGGCGGCAGACTGTAGGATGCGGGAGGCGCGCTCGCGCTGAGCCATTTTAATATCTGCTTCTGCCAGCTCACGCACTCGCCCGAGCGCGCGCAACTTCGCCTCTGCAGGGCTCGCCCCTTCCTGCCGTGCCTTGCGGTAAACGAAGACAGGGCGCGCCCACACCTCCTCCGGGATCTTGTTCTGACGCGGGTACAGCTCACGGTCCGCAGGCGGCACGCCGTCAGGGAACCGACGACCAAGCGCGCGCAACACAACCTCCTGGTATGCGTCCTCCTCCTGGCGAGCGCGCACCAGCGTTTCCTCCACGGCATCCACCGAATCGCGAATCAGCTCAGCTGTTCCCGCGTCGCTGAAATCCGTGTGTGACTCCCACAGATTGAAGAGCCAGCGCACGAGCGCATCCACCAGGGAGCGGGTGCGCGCGGACTTGCCGTTGGCGACATCTCCCATCGTGGTCATGGTTATGCGCCCGTCTTCGAGATGCGGTTAGCGTCGGGAGAGAAGTTCACCGCAGTGTCCACAACCTCCGTGCTACTTGCCGGGGACTCCTCCTTGCCGGGGGTTACCTCTGGGTACGGATTCTCCAGAGGCGCGACGTTCGAGGAGAGCGTGTCGATGAGCTTGCCCACGCCAACCTCACGCATCGTCTCCTCCACCTCATCGGGGGTGAAGCCGCCGAACTTGCGCAGAGCCGTGTCCAGGGGGATACCCGCTCCGGTCGCTGCCGCGATAGCCGTTGCTCGCTCCAGCTGGGACGGGCGGCGCGGGTCCACCCACTCGATGCGCATCTGCGCACGGTCTGCACGATCCGTCTCACCGCGCGCAATCAGTGCATCCGAGATCAGGCGCTTCAACGTTTCGGTGAACAAATCCTCCAGCTCCTCGATGTCGAACGCCAGAAGCTCGCGCTGTGCGGACGCACCCTCACTCGATGCGTTCACCGAGTCAGAGCTCAGCATGAACAGCGGAGTACGGGACTCACCGGCCAGGTTGCGCAGTTCGTCCTGTAGCGCCTCCTGCATCGGGGAGGTGTCAGCCGTGGACGACTCCCAGAACTTAGCGCCTCGGGGCAGGAACCATAGCGAGCCGGGGGAGTTATCCATCTGAATCTTCGAGTAGTCAATGGGGCTGCCACTCTCGTCAGTCATGGGCGCGTCGAGGATGACCTGCTGCTTGAACGCCTGCGTAGCGAAGATGACACTGCGTTGCAGGAGAATCTGGTTGATGCGCAGCATCGACGCCTCGTGCTTCTTGAGCAGACCGCGATCATAAGCGAACTCGTAGACCGGCACACCCTCAGTCCCCGTGGGGGAAGGCTCGCCAAGCTCCCATCGGTCGGCCATCATCGACCACACCTTAGCGTCCTCGTTAGCGAACAATCCGGGCTTGAACGCGCCGCCGTTCTTCGCTTCGTAAATAGCGTTCGGTAGCACGCACATTCCGGTCGAGGAGCGCGCCTCGCGGACGTACCCAGGGCGCGCCAGCAGAAGCACGTTCTCCTGAGTCATCTCATCAACGTAGACCGTCATCGCCGCCGCCACGTTACCGAACGAATCAGTCACGCACACCGTGTTCAGGGGGGATGAGTGCATCATGCCGCCCACCGTCGAGACGATGTAACCCTTGCCGGTGACCAGCGCATCGCGCCACGCCAGGCGAAGCTTCACGTTCAAGTTCTGCTCACGTAGTAGCTCCGCCACCACGTCATCACCGTTCGGGGAGTCGTCCGCCGTAGTGCGCGCGCCGCTCAGTCGCATACGGGGTAGGCGCGCATCCACCAGCAGGGACGCCAGGTTCATGCGGGACAGCTTCACCAGGCGCTTGTACGCCGCCGCCGTCTTGTCGTCCACCATCGCGTCCAGGTCGGGCATGGGTGCGTTACCGAAATACCACTCCAGCATCCGGTACACGTGCGGGGTGCGCGCGGACATGATGGTGCCGAGGCGGTTCATCCACCAGGCGTCCGAGCCGGGCTCCCCGATGAGGTCGCTTGAAATCAGCAAATCTTCTTCTCCTATCTAATACGCATCGGCTGCATGACACCGCGCGTCTGGTCTGCTCCCGTGCCCTTAGCCAGCACACGCAGTCGTGACTGGTGCGCCAGCATCAGGGCATACGCCGCGTCAATCTTGCGGGCGCTACTCGGGGATTCCTTATACAGAATTTTACCCGCGCGTGTCTCGCGGTACACCGCGTTCAAGATGTGGCGGCTCAGGTCGGAGGAGCCGGTAATCATTACTTCCTTCTCGATGATCGCGATGCGTAGGGCTTGGGTTGCCGCGGCCACCGCGGAGAGCTGGTTACCGCGCCACATCATCGAACCATAGCGGGGAGGTGCCTTCGTTATGGTGCTGAGCTGTTGGCGCTCCACTCGCCGGGTGGAAATCAGATTCTCCCACTCCGCCGCCGCTGTCTCCCAGCCGGACGGGTCGAAGAGCGCGTCCACGACATCGAAGGATTGAATGGTCTGGCGCATTACTGCGTCAATCTCCTGGCGCGGAGGCTCCCAGTCACGACCCTCCGCAGAGTCCGGCTGTTCCCAGATGCGCACCGCCCAGGATAGACCGTCCGAGACGCGCATCGCCACGATCGCGGTCGCGTCCGTGATGCCTTTGCTACGTCCCCACGAACCATCAAAGCCGAGCACAATCTTGTCGCGCGCGGACGGAGGCTGGATGCCTGCCGCCTCTAGGTCGTAGAACGTCGCGGCGGCAAGCTGGCTCATGTCCAGGAAGGCATCTGCAGCGGCGTGAGGCTTGTTGCCGAAATACCTAGCCGCGTCCGAGAGCGTCGTCGCCGGGTCGAACACATCATCGAGTACACCGTTGATGTTCACCCAGCCACCGGGGTAGGGGGAACCGTCCACGCCGCAGGGGGGAGTGTGGATGCGGCACCCGTGCGCAGACTTAAGGGAGTCACCGTAGGCGTGCTCAAGACCAGCAATGACGCTGTTCGGATCATCCAGGTCTGGCTCGCCCCAGTCCCTCGTGTCGTAGAAGATGCTGTCTCGGAACGAGTCGCCAGCGATAGCCTTCTGGTATGCCTCCCACGTCAGCTCCGCGAAGGAGCCCGCGCCGGGTACGAAGGCGTTAGGAGCCTCAAGCAGCGTGCCGTCAGTTTTGGACATGTTTCGCTTCGCCACCGCGCCTAGTTCCACACCGCCGTTGTTCGGTAGCCACGTCTCGGTCTGGTCAGCAATCGTGAACACCTGCGGGGTACCCTCGAAGCTGGCCGCGCTCGCGGTACGGGGTTTAATCATGCCGTTGAAGGGGAGCAAGATACGTGTCTCCATGACCTCCAAGCCGGGGTAGTACGCCGCCAGGTGGTCTGTTCCCATCATCTCCTTCATCGGCTCGAAGGCGTTGCGGGTCTGGTCTTCCGAGACTGCCAGCAGTGAGATCTCTACCTTACGCTCTGCGTTCCAGGGCGCGCCGACAGGTCGCCCGTTAGCGTCCCAGCCAGCGAACCGGCAATTGCCCAGCGCCTCGAACGCAGCGATCGCGGACAGGAACGGGCTGTTGTGCGTCACCCAATGGCTCCTGCCGGTGATGTACTGACCATCGGGAGCCTCAACCGTGATGCACCGCATCAGCACCTTCTGCTCCGTCCGGCGAATATCAGCGATAACCCTCGGCTGCTGAGCCCTAACCAAGGGCTTGATACGAGAAACCTTACGGGGCAAGCTAACCACAGGATCCTCCGTCCGAGGACGGAAACGAATCCGGTACTTCTTAGAAACCTCACGGCCATACAGCTTGGCCACGCCGACAAGTACCGTAGGGCGGTAGCCCAGGGAAAACAGGAGACTCCTAACCCCTTCTGCCAGACGCTCGGACGTGGTGCAATACTCCGCCCGAACACCCGAAGTTTCTACGTGTCCGTCAGAGTCCATGAGGCCGCGCAGCAGCTCCAAGCGGTCAGTCCTAGATGCGCGGATATACCCCGCAGGAATATGCTTGTTGCCGAGCACCCCGAGGGAACGTAGTTTAGAGATCAGTCCGGGGACAGTGGCGCGCGCTGCCGTATGCGCGTCATTCCACTGCAGGCGTAGCTCCGTCACCCCCATGCGGGTAGTCATATGCTCCTGGTCATCAGCGTTAAAAGTCACCCGGCCACTATCCGAGTCACCATCGCCAAGCCATACACCGAGAACATACGGGTCTACGGGTAGCTCCTTGCCGGGGTTCGACAAGGCGGGCGGCTCCTGCAAAGCGAACCGGGATACACCCGGCTTAGACGCCTTGGTGCGACCCTTGGTTAGCGCGCGGGGGTGAATCATCCCGCGAGCAGCCATATCGCCAACAGACCGCTCAACCAGCTTCCGACCAGAGCCCGTAAACTCCTGCACCACAAACGTATGATTCTCGTGGAAGACACCCTCAGACCCATCAGAAGCAGTCACGGTATATCCGAAGTCTTCAATGATGGGGTGTACCTGAACAACCATCGTAGGCTTACCGTCGGCGCCATACACGTAATCGCCCACACGCAGATCCCCGAACCGCTTATAGCCGTTCGGGGTGGGCACCACGTTATCCAGGCTCTCAGCCTTGCCCCATCCCTTTGGGCGCTGAATCACGCCTCGGCGGTACTTGCGCTGCCCAGTGATGGGGTCCAGCTGGTACCACTTGAGTAGGAACTCTGCCTGCTCGCGCGTCGGGGAGAACGGTTCGTACCGGGTGACCGTCGGGCGGGCGAGAAACTGAGTCATCCAGTGAATCGCCTCGAAGCCCAGGGTGGGCAACTCGCCGGGGTACTCCGGCTTGAAGCCAGCGGCCACAGGTGCGTTGCCGAAGATGTCCATTACTTACCCTCCAGTCGTAGTCCGTCGTAGGTGCGGGAGGGGCTACCCAGCGCTGGCGGCAGTTGCGGTCGCGAAGCATCCACGCGCTGCTGCATCTCGGCAGCGGTCAGCAGTTCGATGTTCATACCGAGCATAGCCTTCGGGGTCAGGCCGTAGTCCTTCGCGTGGGAGGTGTAGACCTCGGAGGCGCGCGTCGAGGGCTGCCCGTTGAGGAGCTTCGTCAGGGCCTCGTTGTACGGCACGGCGAGGGACAGCGCTGCAGAATACCACTGCGCTCTGGTCATTGTCTGGAACGTGGGGTGCTCAGGAAGCGACTCCCAGAACTCAATGGTCGGGGGTAGCCACTCAACGTTAGGTGAGATCTGCTCCAGGCTCGGCTGCTCTGCGGGGTCGATGACAACGGGGGTTGCCTTTGCCACCTCGAACTTTCCGCGGCGGCTTCGGTTGTTTCCTGCTCCTCCCATTTTGGGCACCTTTCTGTGAACTGTGCGGGCGGGGTCCCGCAGTCTCCAGTATAGCTGTGTGCTAGAATCTGACCGGGACCCCCACCGTATTCTCCTCGGGGCCTTGGGAGAATACGGTGGGGGTCCCTCTTTGTGTGCCGAACATATCTTCTGGTGTTCCAGCTCACGTAGAACACATGTTCGCCCTCGTACTTTTTCTACGGTTCAGAGGTCGAGCGACAGAACCCGGCGGAGCGAAAAGTTGCTGCTAAGGGGATACCCCCCGCCCCCTCGCACGTAAACGCACGTAAACGCACGTGTACGCACTAACGCGCGCTCTCACACGCTTACATACACGCATACACACGCATACGCATATACACACACTAATGCGCGCTTACTCACTCATACACACATACACTTACACGCACACATACACACATACACATACATGCACACATACACACATACATACACATGCACACACTCACATACACGTACACACCAAACTACACAATGTGTACAACACCACACTACTACCACTTGCACACCACCATAGCAACGTGTTACACTACGCGCGCGTATGCGCGCCTTATGTAAAAGAGCTAACAAAAGTGATGCACTTCACACTAAAATAGTTTGACAAAGTGTTAAAAGCTCTGGCATGATATTCACATAGCCGCTGAAACGGGCGGTTGAGAAAATATCTAGCTAAGACTTGACAAGCTGTCTAGAGCTTGCTACGATATTCATATCAACTAAATAAAGTTTGTCGCTGGGGCTTTTAGCCCCTAGGTCGCCTGGTAGTACCGCCTAGCGCGGGAAAGTTGTTATACCCAAAGCCGAAAAACCGTTACGCACGGGGCGGGGTGTACGCACGTGTTCGTTTGCGTGGAGACTCAGAGACTAAAAACAAACGATTTGACAAACTGATAAAGAGTTGATATACTAATCACGAACGGGAAAAATCCCGGTCGAAATAATTTCAGATAGAAGGACTTGACAAGCTGTCTAAGACCTGATATACTGAATGACATAAGGCACATAGCCGAACTTGATATTTGATAACGGAATAGTGTAATGGGAAAAGGTAAAAGTATCCCTAGCTGTTGGAGCGCCCGCGTAGCGGGTATGGAGTTCGAGCCTCCATTAGGGAACGTATCGACACCCTGTCGAGCTTTCTAACCCCCTATCGAAAGGACTTATTATGTCCACTTCTAAGACCTTTACCTACCCCGTAACCGTCGTTGCTTACCGTGACCCGAAATACACGGGGGGCGTTGCAGAGCTCTACGTGAACAACCGTCATTACGACTGGACTACTTTGTTTGCGTTCAACCCTGACATGTCGCACCGTGAAGCTCTCGAAGAAGCGGATTATACCGACCTTATCGACATGGTCGAGTTTGACGAAAACGGCGAAATTGTAGACGTAAAGCCGGGTCGTGAAGATGACTTCTTTGGTTGGGCGTTTGCCGACCTTGTAGAAGGCGGCTCTACCCTTGACACAGGTCTGTACTTCGACTGCGCGCTACGCGACCTCTTCGGTGAAGACGTGAGCACTAACGTTAGTGAAGGCTGTGACTATTGGGTCAAGGCTGAGAACGGCGTACACTTTGCACACTTCACCCTAGAATCGCCGGAACCCTTGGAGCTCAAAGGCGAAAAGATTAGGCACTACACCACTTACCCCCGTCCTGCTTAGCCAGGACAGCCCGCCCTAGCTTGGGTCTAACCGCCGGTGCAATTCCGACGGCGGGCACTCACGCTATCCCTAGTAGCGTATTCATACCTCATACCTCATACCGAAAGGAAACCCCTATGTCTACTACCCGTGAAATACCTATGTACCTAATCGTGGATACCGACGGAACCGCCGGGCTGTACCGTGAGGATTATGGCTGGCATACGTGGGGTATGCCTATCAATATCCACAGTGGATCCGGTCTATCGGGGGCACTAGTGGCTGCCGAAGAGCGCCTGCTACGTATGGCTAACCATGACTTCAAGAATCCTCACAATGTCGTTCCTGATACCTTGATTCAGGAAGCCGGGGGCAATATCGAAAAGTTCACCGCGCTACAGGTCAATCCCACGGGCAACTGTGTCATCTTCGAGCGCGGTTTCGTCCACGGCTTCGGTTACCCCGTACTTGCTACCGCTACGGTACGCACCCATAACTAACCGCCGGTACACCCGGTAGCCCCGCTACGGTTAGCGGTGGTGTGGTTCGACTCCACACCGGGGCACTCACGCTATCCATAGCGTATTCATACCCCCCTACTGGAAGGAAACCCCTATGTCCACCCATACCTATACCTACCCCGTAATCGTCAAGTTGAGCCGTGAACAGGTCAAGCGCGACCCTAACCCGCGTGTGCTACGATTCGCCACTCAGTTCATACGTCGGATTTATGTAAGCGGTGAATGGATTAGTGTTGGCGTCTTCGACCAATTCTCCACCAAGGCGGGCGTTACCGTACGCAAGCACACCGCAAAACGTGTTGGGCTTCCTGCTGACCTAATAGACATGCTGAACTTCGTCGGTTTCGAGGGCTGGCAAGAAGGTGTTAAGCCGTCACGCGCTGATGACTTCTTCGATTATATTGTTGCCGACCTCAAAAAGGGCGGTACCGTAGCCCCGGTTGTGAACGACCTCATGGACTCTATCCGCCGCAACTTCGGTAAGCGCGTATCAACCACCATTGGCGAGAGTTGCCACTATTGGTCTGTAGACGGCGACGGCAACCACTTCTTCCACTTCCACCTAACCTCAGAAAAGCCGCTCAAGCTCGACGGTAAACCCCTAACCCCCGGTGTCTGGGCGTAACCCTGGACAGCCCGCCCGTAGTGGCTTTGCGCCGGTGCAATTCCGGCGGCGGGTACTAGCGCACCCTAGCGCACCAAACCCCCTACTGGAAGGAAATTATCATGTTCAACCTTACGCACCGTCCCACTGATGAAGGGTTGGTACCCCGCCTTGAGTTCGACGTAATCCTGGTGGTGGACTGTACCCATCAGTACACCGATTGGTGCTACTACCCGGAATGGTCACTTCTACCGCGCCCTGACATCAGCGGTGATGCGGTGGAAAATCTTATCAGTGAGTTCGGTTACTATGGCAACGCCGGTAATGAGTTTGATGACTTCGACTTCGACAACATCTACGGTAGCGAGGTGAAGCCGCCCGCCGCCTTTGAAGAGTTCTTTGATAACTTCGGTGTATGGAATGATTCAGACATGGAACCGGGCGACCGCCCGGAACTTGTGGGTGTGTTCCCTGAAAACGACATTCACCGTGAAAATGGCGAACCCGCGGTCTTCTGGGAAGACTTCACCCGCGCCGTGATGTCCAGCTCTGAGTTCAAGGGCGCTCTGGAATGGGGCGTACATGGTAAGCTCAACGACCTGTTCGGTACCAACCAAGAATGGAACCTTGAGATTACCGGGGCGTGCCCAGACGAACACAAGCCCCGCTTCGCTGGTCGAGATGAAGTGTTCTTCGCGGCGAAAATCTATCGTGAATACCCCGTAGCCCAGGCGTAACCTGGACAGCCCGGACGGTCATACCCGGTGGTTCGACTCCACCGGCGGGCGCTTGCGCTATCCCTGGCGCTTATGTAACCCCCTACTGGAAGGAAACCACTATGTACAAGGTACCTCATGCAGATACCCGCGCGGCAATACTCGCCGCCGCTGAGAGCGGCGAACTCAAGAAGGCACTAGACCGCTGGCGCTTGCACAACCTCGCGGTGGTGTTTGTCCGCGATAACAAATGGACGGCGCGCCGTACCTTCGGTATCACCTTTGAACAGCACCGCCGCTTTATGGGTGTGCTGGATACCTTGGGTCTTACCAACCCTACAAAGTTCCGCCGCTCCGAAGCGCGTGAACTCTACACCTTTACCGCCGGTATCGACCGGCGACGGCGCGGTACGCAAGGCGTTCAGTGATGCAGGATTGGAGATTGACTAATGACTGATTACCCCACTATCCCCCCGTCCCGTATCGAGGGCTTCCGAAAGGCTGTAGCTGCTCTGGCGCGTGCCGGTATTGCACCCAAGGTGCGCCTGCTGTCCTCGACGTACCGTCTACCGAACCGCGACGGTACCTACGGCGACCTGCACAAGACCAAGTACTACGCGGTTATCGCCTGGCACCGAGAGGAAGCGGGCGACGAGATCGAAGAATCCTATGTGCGCGATTGGGTGCCGGAAGAGCTGGCACCTGACATTGACGTGCTCTTTATCCGCGGCGCACAGGAATACGAACCCGACCCGGAACCGTATGTAGGCGACTCTCTGTTCGGGTTGAAGCTGAAACTTGACGCCTTCGCGTTGCGCTGTGACAGCTGGACTTCCGCCCTGTTCGGCGCGCCCCTTGATGAGATTGACCGATGCGTCGAGATTATGAATACGGACGGTGAAGAAATTTGCCAATGCTAGAAAGGACATACACCTTGGACACTATCCCCGCCCTTATCTTCATTGCTTCGGTGGTGGTGTTGATAATAGCCGCCGGTGTGCTTGCCCTGTACATCTGGCAACAGCGCGAACTACAGCACGCCCGCGAAGAACTGTACACCCTGCGGGTCTTCCGTGACTCGGTTGAGTTCGTTGATGACCGCCCGGTGATTACCTCTACCCCGGCGAAGAAGCCGCGCCCTATCCCCGACGGATTGGAGGTGATTCACCCCGCCGTAACCAAGTAAGCACCGCACATAACCGATAATCCCTTCCGGTATCCCCGCCACGGTTGGCTACACTCACCACGTAGGCACGGTTCGACTCCGCGCCGGGGAACTAGCGCCCCTGTAGTGAGCGGCGCTCCCCTGTAACCCCCTAGTTGAAAGGACGTACCATGTCCACCATGCCCCCCATATCCACCACCTCATACGGTATTGGCTTCGAGCCGTTCCCCCTGTTGCTTGAGTATGAGTTGAACGACCATCTCACGTTGCGCACGGACTCTACGCCCGACGCGCTGTTCCTTGGCTCCCATATGAACGGCGAAATTTCAGAGATGGGCGAACGCCTGGCAGAGTACGAAGAAGCCGGGCACACCGACGAGGAATTGTACGCGGAAGAAGACCGACTATGGCGTGAGCTGTGTTCCCGGCTTATCGGCGGCACCGACGATTGTTGCGAGGCTCTGTCCAGCTTCTACCACAGCCTGATTGTCGATTACTCGACCGACGAAACGGCGCGTGAATGGCTCCAGAGCAAGGGCTTGTACCTACCCGTGGTGCCCATCAGCGACGAACCCGACAGCAACGCCGACGCGGTACCCGACTTCTGGTCGGGGCTGAGTGAGGATTACCTGTCACAGGTACATGACCTGTTCGAGCTGGTGCCCGGCTCCACCGAAGACGGTAAGCCCTGTGTCTGGGTACACCCCGGACGCTGGCGCGAGGTGCGAGTGTTGCTCCGCCCCGAGACCTGGGACATGGAAGCACACTTCCAGATGATGCTCTGGGATTGGGACATGGACGGCTTCTTCTATGACCCCGAAGTTGTAGGCTCCGCCCGCGAGACCTGGGTTACCGACGGCTTCCTTGACCGCTCCGAAGTAGTATATTCAGGCTCCCCCGCGCGTCCTTACCGCCGCGAGACTGTGTACCGTATCCCCGAAGCAGCCCGAACGGAGCTAATGATTGGGCTTGCTAACACCGGACTGTGGGGTACTGTCTCCCTTGACTCCCACGTGAAGGTGCTCGGCTCTGCTGATGACCTCGGCTTCGAGCTGGACACTTACGGCGACGTGGTGTGTAAGGCGGTGGTTCGCGTTGGCTAACGAACCGAAGTACGCGGTGGTTGAGTTCCGCATCCCGTGGTTCACCGAAGACTTCACCGACCTACCCTGCGAAGTCACAACCTACGCAGGCGACACGGTGACCAAGCACACCGGCGAGCTGACCCTCTGCGACGGACTGGACACCGCAATGTTCGACGGTACCCCGCTTCACAACCGCGTTGAGCGAGTCGAGGGCACCGCACCGGACGATAGCGATAACTTCTCGCACTTCACCCCCGGTCAGCACGTCCCCGCCTTCCAGAACGCGGTGCTGTGGGCACTGCACGAAATGGACGACATGGTGTGGTTCCTGGACGATTACGAGCGCGAGCTTATCCGCTCTCTGCCCGGCTACGAGAATACCGGCGACCCGTGGGGAACAGCCCCGTATGGACACATCCATTCTGCCCGTGGGGACGGCGTTATCACCCACGTCTTCCGCCGAAACAACGACAAGTAAGGAACACACCCCATGACCGTAAAGACCTTCGACGCTCTACGCTTCACCGACGATACCCCCGACGTGGCGTACTCCCCCTACCTCGCCGCCTTCGAGCGACCCGAGATTATCCAGGCGGCGCTGGGAGCGATTCCCCTGTACGCCACCGCCGACGAGATTCTAACCGCCATGCTACAGGTGCGCGGCACCTCCGACACCAACCTACCGCTGGCACTGGGCGAAGACACCGACTCCCCCGAGCTGTTCCTCGCCTCCCTCACCCCCTACGGACTCGACCTTCTCAACGGCGAGCGCGCCCTGTGGCTTCACCTGGATAACTCCGCGGGCAACCTCGGCAACCTCAAGGTGCGCGGTGAGGTACGACCCGACACGATCCTCGACGGCGAACTGTCAGACCTGCCGTACCGTGGGCACTACCGCATCTGCCGCTACATTGAGAGCGACGGCGACGAGGCAACCATTGCAGGCGGCGCCACCGTGAAGACCCGCCTACCCTTCGGTAGCTTCGTGCTGGTCGAGCGCGTGGCTCAGGAGGTCGGTTAGCCGTGATTGACTGGCTCAACACGTTCAGCTTCGAGTCTGCCGCCCGGCTCGTCCACCCGCTCGTGGTGCTGGCTGTGCTCCTTGTCGTAAACGTGGCGGCTGGATACTTCATCCTCAGTCCCCTACGAGCCCTCGACAAGGAAGCCAAGATGTCTGGCGAAGTTGCCGAAGGAGAAACCTCCAGCGCTTACTTCTCCTACTTCCTCCTCTCCATCCTCGGCATGTTAGCTGGCGCGGCGCAAGCCCTTGTCTGCCTGTGCTGGTGGATAAGTTGGGGAGTGTCAAAGGGAGACGCTCTCGCCGCCCTCTCCTTCGTCTCCTCCGTAGTGCTGGGTATCACCCCCGTCTTGGGTGCTCACCTCCCCCGCCGCCGGAAGGGAGACTGACCGTGGGCTACCTCGGCTTCCTCCTCGCACTACTGACCAAGACCGACCGATAAGGAACACATCATGACCGAACAGAAATACCGCTTGACGGTGAACACTCTCAAGCACCACGAAACGCTGACCTTCGACGGCACATATGAGGACATCATCTCTGAGCTCGAAGACACCCAGCGGTACCTCCACGAACCCCTGCTGTGGGCTGAGGAAGTAGCCGCCGACACCAAATGCACTGAGTGTGGCGAAAACTTCTGGACTACCCACTGGTGGTACTGGAAGGAACGTGTAGGCGAACAGGAAGCCTACCGACCCGAGCGCCCCGAGCCTACCTGCGACTCCATCCGCGAGTACGCATACAACGTCTTGAAGAACGACATGCTCGGTTGCAAGAAGTGGGAACACCTCATCACCCTACACCCCCTACCCGAGGAGAATAACTCATGAGCTTCGTACCCGAAGACATCAGCGAAACCTACCACGAGCGTTACCAGTGGTGCTCCGCCTACCTGAAAGGCTTGTTTGACCTCAAGACCAACCCGGAACGGTACATCTCCTTTGACGTATGGGAGGAGCACTTCGACCTCATGCTCAGCACGGGTGCCCAAGACGAACGAGCTAAGGAAGCCCACCCGCTCAAGAACAGCTACGGCTTCGACCTCGCCCGCAAGTTCACCAAGACCGACACCTACCAGCTGCTACGCAACAACGTCACGATGCGCGGCAACTACCCCCTCAGCGACGAACTACACGCCGTGCTCGTACACCGCATCGTCACCTTCGACTTCCTAAACACAGATGATAATCAATTCTTTGCCGCCCAAACACGGCTCCAGGAGTCGGGCGAACCCCGCACCGTCCGCAACTACCTCAAGGAGCTGCTGAAAACCCACACAGGACGAACCGTCGGGTACCAGATGGGCGAATACGGAGACGTGTACCGAATCCACCGTGGCATCCGCACCACCGTCTACGACGCGCACGACCGGCCCCTAGAGTTCGTCGACTTCCAAGATCCCTACCTCCGCGTCCCCGCGAACAAGCTTCCCGAGCTCAAGGGTTGGTACACCGAATCCGGGCGCTACGTACTCGAAACGGGCGAAGTGGACGGCGAACCCTACATCATCTCAATGTATGAACTGCCGTTTGATTTGGATAGGTACTGATGCTTAGCACGCTCACCGACGAAGCCCACCTGCTCCTGCTCAACGGAGCGCTGGTACTGGCTCTACTACTGGCAGTCACGCCGCTGAACATCCTTACCGCCTAAACCGAAAGGACACGACATGGACATCCCCGACAACGCCGACTGGCTCTTCGCCCTCTCCGACCTGCGCCGAACCTGGCTTACCACCGGCGACCCCAAGCTCAAGTCCTGGCTCGCCGGGAACTTGTCCACGTTCGACTCCGCGCAGATCCAGAAAACCTGCTACGAAGCCCTGGTGACGTTCGCACCCTACACCCCCAAAGCCCACCTCTACCTACGACTGATTGGAGCTGACCTCTACATGGCTACTAACAACCCCGACATCACCAAGCTACAGGCCGACGTAGCCGCGCTCCGGCTCGACCACGGCAAAGTCGTAGAAGGATGCAACCGACTCGAACGCGAGCGCAACCACAACCGCAACGCCGCCGCCCGACTTCGGAAAGAAATTGAGGACTGGGCAGGCGAGCCGAGCGACCCGGAGGTACACCGCCGCATCGTGCAGATGAAGAGCAACGAAGCTGCCGCAGACACTCTCGAAGAAGAGCTAGAGCGACAGCGCGACGTACTGACCGACATCGAGCGCGTGCTCACCGCCCAGGAGACGAACCTCAACGCCCTGCTGGTCACCGAGCAGACCAACAACCTACTCACCAAGACCGCCGAGCTGGTCGAGTCCGTCTCCGGCACCCGAGCCAAGCTCTCCGGCTCCGCACCCCTCCGCTCCGACTCCAAGCTCCTAGCCGAGGCACGCGGACGTAACGAAGTCGCCGCAGACCGACTGCTCGGCGGTGACCAGCAGGCAGAAGCCGAGCTCGACGCGCTCGCACTGGAAGCAGAAGCACGACAACTCATGAAGCGGGGGAAGTAGACGTGCCAGACTTCTACACCATCACCCAGGACGAGTTTGAGACAGCCGCTCGGTTCTTGCAGGTCGTCGCCTTGATGGAGGCTTACAGTCAGAACAACTACGAGAGGTATTTTTACAGCAGTACCTCTGGGTACTATAGCAGCTCGGAGGAGCGGAATAGGCTGCGTGAGTGGCTAGATAGCCAGATCCCTACTTGCGCCAACTGGACCTCCGACCCCGCCCAAGGCACTACGGTTCAGTGGGACGGCACAGTGCTCTCCCTCCGAAATCGCAAAGGTGTTCTAGCTGAGTTCAACCTGCCACAGCTTCTAGAGGAGCAACGGCGTCACGACCGATACGCCCACATTCACGGAGCTGATGTCACTAACAACGCTCCCCACAACGCCTTCGAGGGGCGAACTGACCTCCGAGAGCTCGTCGGGGTAGGTACGCTCGGCAGGGTGTTATCACTCCTACCCAAGAAAGACGCCTCCCTATGGGGCCTCGCTGACGCCCGCGAGAGAGTAAGGCGAACCCTCCAGGACGCTGGTATCTACGTAGAGCCCAGTGCCTCGGACTCCGCTTTCGATGACTCACTCATCGTGTGGGGTTACTACGGCGCACCAATCGAAGCTATCGAGCGTCAAGAACGCGCGGAGTGCAAGAAGAAGAAGGTAGCCGTGCTAGTACCGCCATTGCCGAAGGTGTTTCACTGGATGAAATCCGAACCGAAGGGCGAGACTGAACCGGAGCCTACGCCAATGCTTGAGCTGGAACATAAGGCACCTGAGCCCGATACCGAGCCGGAGACAGCACCCGAGCGAAAGCGACGCAACCTCTGGGGATGGGCTCTCGTCGCGGTCGAGCTGCTGGCTATCGTGGGGATCTGCCTCATCTACACAACCCAAGGCCCGTACAGCTCGGAGCTCGCCGTAGCCTGCGGGGTAGCCTCTATCCTCAGTGCTATTGGAATAACCGTTCTCAAACACTTCGACACCTTAGACGAATGAAAGGAAACCACATGACCACCCTATCCGAACACGATGCCCGCATCCGCGAGCTCAACGCCGACGACGCCTGGCGCTACGACGCACCGAGCGTTGCCACCTACCCCGTACCGAAGATGCCTCCGGTGCGCACCCTCCGATACACCTACTTACGCCGTGCATCTGACCGGCGCAAGTACCCTCCGCTACGCTCCCTGCTGGCGTGGGTACCCCGACCGAACAAGAAGGACAACTAATGACCGACTTCTACACCAACGAAAATCGCGAGCGCATCAAGAAGGCCATGCCGGATGTCTGGGCGGATGCCGTACACCGCGTCTGGACCCTGAGCCCCGACTCACCCGACGTGGACTGGGACAACGCCCTCTGGAGCATCGACAAGCTCACCACCCTAAAGCCGGGCGTACACGAGGGGGACCCAATCCGTAGTACGTGGCTCGTCACGGCAATGTGCATGGTCGAGGAGCACGCCGACCAGTTCCCCCACAAGCTACAATCCGAGGTCGTGTTCCAGCTCATCGCCGCCTTCCTCCACACCGAGTGGGCAATCCGCGTCCGAGAACTGCGGTACGCACACAACAGGCTTGAGGAGTGGCGCAACACCCTACGAAAGGAAGAAGACTAATGCCCTACATGTACAACGACGAGAACCGCGAGTACATGGCCTAGATGCTCCCCGACGGGTGGCGAGCCACCTTCCGCGACGTCTGGAACCTGCACCCCGGAGCTCATTTCCTCGACGTGATTCAAGTCCGCGCTGGAATCACCGCTCTTGCCTTGAGTCAGCACGAGGTGGACGACGAGCACGTAGCAGAGCTCAACTTCTCTGCCGCAATGGTAACGATGAACGCAGACGAGTTCCACAGCACCGAGCACGCCCTGGCTTGCTCCCGCCTCCTCACCGCAGCAGCGTGTGACGACCCCGTCGTGCGACGCCGCTCGCTCCAAGACGCCCACCACTACCTGATTGGGTGGGACAGCACCCGAAACCAGAAAGGATAACTCATGACCACCAAATACGACCGCAACACCCTCGTACCTTTTGAAGCCTTGCGCAACTACTCGGAGCTTTCCGGGGAAACCCGAGAGCACATGGAAAGCCTCATCGACCCGGAGCTGCTGACGCTGACCGAGGGCGAAGCCGACAAGTGCGAGTACCCGCTCCACGCCTACACCCGAGCCGTGGCGTTCGCCCGCTTCCCCTACGCATCCGTTTACCTGAACGGTAACCTCGATGAGGTGATGATCCGCGAAGTCTGCTTCGGACCGGAGGAAGACGGCAAGTTGCTCCTGCGCGTGCTACAGGCCGGTCACACCGGGCGAGTTCCCCTCGACTGCATCAAGGATTCTAGTAAGCTCCTTGGGGAAGTAGTCAGCACTGACTCAGGTCGCTACATCCGAGAGATTATCGACGTCTACCAGACCCCCCGCTCCGGGCGACTCTACGTCGCTCTCGCCCTACAGGAGGACTAATGCCGCTCACCGAAGGCATGAAGATCGTCTCGCACCGCACCAGCGAAGAGCGCCCCGAGTTCCA